TTAAATGCTTTGAAATCAACTGCATCTGTGTTTATTACTACTAATTCTTGCTGTGTAAGCAACTTTAATTTAATTTTTCTCATCTGTATGCTCTTTAATAATTAATAAAATTTCTTGTAATGCTTCTTTTTCTCTATTCAAACTCTTTAATGTAAAATACCTATCTGTAATATCTTTATCGTTAATATATTCTGTATAATTCACAGGTATTAATTCTGGATACTTACTTAAATACGCCTCAGTAGCTTTTACGCCACCTTGATCCCTATCCAACCATATAAGAACATATTTATAGTATCTAAATAACTTTTGCATTAAAAAATCTGGTATCATTGTATTTTCACTCTTTCCAGCAATAGAATCTACATTGAAATGTTCTCTTAAGAACATTACCTCTTTCATTGCTTTTGTAATAATAACAAAAGGTTTTTTATACTGTAGCTGTAAAAATCCTTCGACATAATTTGGTAAGAAGTCAGTTCTAAATCTATCTTCTTTAAAATTGAAGGGCATATAAATTTTATGGTATTTACCTATACGATAAGATATACATAAAGTTTGAGGAGTGAATATTTTGGTACCATAAGAATATACATATTTGACATATCTTACATCAAACACATTATAAGTTTGCAAAGTTTTTTTAGATATACCATATCTACCATCAAAGTAAGTTAAAAATTCTTTTGAATATTTTTTAGACGTAGTTTCTATTTTAGGGCGTTCTTTTTTAGGTATGTAAGCTAATATTTTAGCTCTGGGTTTAAATGTTTTAGGTGTTCCTTCTAAACCTAAGTCAAAATCAAGGTTGATTTGATTTAAAACATCTTTGAAAGGTATTAAACTATTTTTATTTTCAGATAAAATATATCTAAGAAACTTAAATACGTTTCCTTTTAGACCGGTTCCATGGTCTTTAAATATTATATCTCCACTCTTAGTTTCAAATATACTAAAACTCGGATGTTTATCTGAGGTTCGTAAAGGAGAAGAGTAAACTCTTCCAAGTTCTAACTCTTTCCCTATATAATGTGTGTAGATACTGTAATCATCTACATACTTTTTAACCGAATCCACAGATAATAAGCTATCTAGCAACTCATCTAGTGGACACATAATTAATTCATTGAATCATCTGGAAATATATCATCCTCTTTTGTTACAGTGACATCTTCTTTTCCACCATCTTCATCAAACATTTCATCAGCATTTTCTACTTCTTTTACATCTGTAGTGTCTGATATCACTTCCATAGCACTATTTCTATCATTATCTATCTCCCATTTAGTAAAAGCTATTTTAGATTTCTCTTTTGGAATATTCATAGATTCGATAAAATCTCCGAACTTAGGTAGTGTAGGCCAATGCTTAGCTTCTGACTGTCTTACAAGTTTAATTCTAAACTTTTCTTCCTTAGTTGCTAAACCATTGTCTTTACAGACTGCTACAAAATCATTGAATAAATTTAAATAGACTTTTTGCAAGTTATCCTCATTTTGTAGAAAACCTCCAACAGTATCTTTAGTAACGCCTAGACCTTTAAAGCTGGATTCGCCACCTATTCTACCCTTCAATTTATCAGCAGTTAGATAAATGTTTAGAAAACTCTTTAAAAGACTCTCTGTACGTTTAATTTCATCAACTAATGTCTTTATTTCTTTAGGATCTGTAGTTCCCCATTTAAGAAGACTTCCAGAATAAATCTTTAAAGTACAGTCATCTGCAGCTTCATAATCATCTGCCATTAATGCTTCGTAAGCATCACCTTGAGATCTTACCAAATGTAAACCTAACGAACCTCTTTCGTCTACTTCCATGTCAGTTCCAAGACTGATGTCTTCATGTATTCCTACTGTTATCATATTATTCTATTTATTAATTTACTTATTTTAATTTATTTATTATCTAATCTATCCAATCTGGTGTAACTTCCCCAGTGTTATATTTTATAAAGGCATTTAATACTAGTTTTAAATCATTAGGTATATACCTAGTTTTAAACATTCCGGTAGGAGTTTTAGCTAAATGTACACCATCTGAATTTGTTAAAAATTTGTATTTTGATTCTCCATTCTCTTCGATAATAATAGCATGTAATAAACATGTAACATAACTAGGTATATCAATAGTATTATCTAGTAATTTACCTGACGTTTTCATACCTATTTTACCATCATCTTTCACATCTGTATGTGCAAATATAATTACACTTAAATCATCTCTTAAATTCTCAGTTATCTTAGCTATGTTATTTGCTACATCAGCTCCAAAGTCATTCCATCTTGCAAATGCTTCATTACCACTATTGCGACTTCTAAAAGCTATAGATGTTACTCTGGCATTAAAATAGTGATTTAAATCCTCCACTATAGCTATCTTTATTTCTGGTTTATCTTTAGATATTTTTTCCAGTATAGGTCCAATTTTATTAATTTCACTTGTAGTGAACCTGTTTTTTTTCTCTACAAATTTTGAATCCATATTTGGAATTGGTAAACTTTTACTATTTGGAGTGACTAAAGCACATTCTGAGGGATTTAAATACCTCAGAGAAGAACTTTTTCCAGACCCACTTCTCCCTACAATTAAATATAAATTTGCTCCCATTTTAAATTATTTAAATTAGTGTCCTTTTGCAATCGATTCGTAAACTTTTTGTATTTTAGAATATTCTGAAGCTTTTGGTAACATATTAAAATACATAGCTTCGCCGATAAACTTCATACCAAAACTTACATTGGCTATACCAAAACTATTTTTTAATACATGTAAAGACCTGAATCTCTGACTTCCATCAGGAGCTAGAGTACCACTTGCTATATTATACCCTTTATAATTACCTTTATCATCAAAGGAATTATACTTAAAAGGGTCAAACATGCTTAGAACTAGGTCAGCAGATTCAACTGTATTACCAGTTTCTTTAAAATCTTCTACCATGGGTTCCAGATTTCCTTTAGCATACTTCATTCGTGTAATATCACTAATAGATCTATTAAACTGCGATATAACTACAGGATTAAAATTATATACATCCCTAGCTTCAGATAGTAATTCATCTAAAGCATCTATTGCTTGTTTTTTAGTGTTATAACCATCTAATTTAACTTTACCAATATGATCTATCACTATATAAACAATGCTATTGGGATTATGTGCTACGAATCTTTTATCATTTTGTACAAGTTCGTAAGACTTATCTTTATATTTGAATCTTACAACTTTAATTTTACCTCTCTTAGTATCTTTGAATTGATCGCCAAACTTTAATCTAGCTTTACCGTTGAAATAAACAGTATCATTATCCGCTGTGATAAGTACTCCTAATCTCTTTCTAAGATTATCAATATCTAAAGAAACTTCTGCTACTGACTTGGCTCCATCTTTTATATCTACTAATTCAAGCAAATTATCCATCCAGGGTTTAAAAGATTCAACCAGCTTATTCTCATTAGTTGAAAGTTTTCTATAAGGAGTGTATCCAAGGATAGTATCTGCAGAGATGCGTATTCCTTTGTCATTATAGAGTTTCCAACTGGCAAATTTTGCAAGTTTAAATCTAGCCTGTCTTTCCATTGAAAAATATAAAGCTTCAAAATGTAATTTAGATTTAGTTTTTAATAACCAATTGTAAGGTTTTAATATTAAAGTATCATCTACAAAAGCTGTCTTACCGGTTCCAGAATTAGAACCAATTAAAGTATATCTCCCCTGAACTGTATTATAAATATTACCAACCCTCTCTAATTGGTTGGGAATAAAGGGGATAGCTCTCCCATATATTTCATTTAATAGTTTTTCTTGATATAAACTCATAACCAGGTATTATTCTCTAACTCTGACGGTGTTGCCTCATAAGCTTCATATACATTTTCCCATGTACCTTCAATGAAGAAGTTGCTAAGCTTAGGTTTCACAGTTTTTTTTGCCCCGTAATAGCTACGGGTTTTAGCTACTAAGATACTAAAATCTATCTCATTATTCCTAAGAATAGTAGTAAATATTTTCAAAGATTCTTTAGTTATGGATCTTAAATCGTACTGTAAGTCACCAGTAGTAAAAGAAACTTCAATATCTCCAAAGAATAATTTCATAGCTTCTCTAGCTGATATATTCACATACTTCTCAGGTAAATTTTTACATCTACCAGTAGTCTTAACTTTTGGTAAAGTGTAATTACCATTCTTTTCTTTTATAATACCTTTCTTCACAAGATATTTTAACATTTCATCTCCTGTCATACTTTAATAATTTTCAATATTCTATTATTAGATTCAATCTTTAAGTACGCTAAATTGTTGGTAGGTTTACCTTTAAATGTAAGTTGTAATCTATGCTCAATCAGTAATCTATTAAATAATTTACTTAAAAAATGTCTATCTTCAGATAAATTATTTGTTGGAATGATAACTTTATTATATGTAAATAATATTTGAATTGTTTCATCTATAAGTCTAGTGGTGTTGCCTACTCTTCTCTCATTTATATATTTTGGGTCAGGAATTAAATATTTCTTTACATACCATCCTTTACCCAACCTTATTTTATCGCACATTATAAATCACTTTTAATCGTTCGTAAATCTACAATCCTGGCTTTACTAGTGTTTTTATTTAATAACATCTTATATGCCCATTTAACAGCTAGAGTTGGAGCTTGATTATAACCAGCTTTAGTCTTTCTCATAAAATAAGGCATAAGAATATAAATAGTAGCAAAATCGGTAGGATCTAATCGCATCATTCTACCAGATTTTTGTGTGAACATAGTATCAGAACCAAAGAAAGATTCCATTATAGCGAATCTTAAGTGTCTCATATTAACACCTCTATTAATTTTATCTACTAATCCTAATTCTCTTATATCTCCAGCATTGAATTTATCAAAATTACTGTCATTAACTATATTAGAGTTACCACCATGATAAGTAAAATTAGTAATTTGACTAGATTGCTCTCTTCTCTTAGAGAATATTACAACTTTATCAGTGTTACTCTTTTTATGAATCTTATCAATAATAGTTCTGGTTAACTTTGCGCTACTTTCTAAGTTCAGCATTAGTTTCGTCAATTGAGCAGACTCTCTAGCTTGGATTCTTTGCTCGTACCTTTTTATCTCAGCATAATTACCTGTAATTAAAGCACTTGCTTTTAACTTAGCTAACTCACCTAAAGCCTTTCGCAGTTCTTTATCCCAATAGTTGTAGGAACCATTTTCTGACTCATAAAACACTTTACTCATCCCAGTTTTCTTATCCTTATACTCTACTTTGATATCTTTCTTCCTACTGATATCATACTTGACAAAAGTAATAGGAGTAGTATTTAGTATTCCATCATCTTGAGCTTGTTTCTGAGTATATTCAATAAGACATGGTAAGTATTTAGCCATAAATGATTTCTTAGCTTCAGTTACATAACCTGTCATTCCCAACATATTAATATCAAGATAATTTTTAAAGAATTTACCATACTCAGGTGTAAAAGCAAAATCCATTTCATCACAGATAACTAGGTAATCGTCTAAGGATTTAGTCCATTTATAAACAGTTTGATAAGTATTCATCTCAACCATATTATTATAAATACCTTCTAATCCCCATTTAATAAAATCTTCCTTCCAATTATGATCTCTAAGTCTGGTATTATCTACAATAATAAGAATCTTTTTAAATTTAAGTATTTCTTGTAGGGGTTCTATAAGATCCATTACAATTTTACTCTTACCTAAACCAGTAGAGGCAATAAAAGAATGATGTAAAAAATCATTCTTTTTTGCTTTAGATATAATTAAATTGACAATTTCTTTTTGTTTTTCGTCTCTTTTTGTCATTACCAGTCAAATATAGCAGAATAAATAAATTTATCGCAACAAGACTCTTTAAACTTAATAATGCTCTCTTTAGACTCAAATAAATTATCTTCTATGGCTGTATTTAGTAGTTGTTCCACATTATACGTCTGATTTTTGCCAATATAAAAATCATCATGTAAATCTACTGCCTTCCAATTGATACCTTCCGGTTCAAAGTAATATCCCTTATTGGGAATAAACTCACCTATCTCTAGAAGCAACAACCATCTATTTTCTATAAGAAAAGTTGTATTTTGAATATATTTTTTAGCTAATTCTATACAATCTTTAACATTGCTTTTAGATTTTTTAATTTTTTCTAGTATTTCTTCCATAATATTATTTTACCCAGTTGTCAGCAATATATGCCTCAGCTTTTAGTAAATCAGTATGTAACGCTAATTTACCAGCCAATTCCATATAATGCTGTAGTTTTTCTTTCCACATTTCTGCTATATCTTCCTCACACTCAGTCATGTACTCATCATGCGGAGGTATTAGCAATCGTATTCTGTCTTCATAGTTATTATTATAAATAAATCTACGAAGAAGTACTCCAGCTATTTTTAATACATCGGCTCCGGATCCCTGCATAGGATGATTTTTTGATTCCCTTTCAAAAGCTCCTTTATATTTTTCAGCTTCATATCTTTCAGAAAATGTTAATCCGCTATTAGCATATGATAATTTCTTAATTAAAGACATTTTCCACTTGTCAAAGAATCTAACTCTACCCAATACAGAAGTAATAATATATCCCTTAGTTACTCCAAAATTTCCAAACATCTGTAATTTAGCTTTGATTTTTGGAAAAGTTATAAAGAATTTATCAATCAATACTTGCGCTTTCTTTTTTGTAATCTGTAGTTGAATACTTAATCCATGAGCAGACAAACCAAAAATTACTCCGAATGAAATAGTTTTAGAATCAGTTCTCATTTCCTTATGTATTTTACATTTGCATTTTTGTTTGTTAATTGCAAATTGACAATCTTTTTCGGCTCCATTTACCCAGTCTTGTCCGAATATTAGAGCAGCATTGACACTATGTACGTCATCACCATCTTTGAAAGATTTTAACCAGACAGGATCCATTGATAGAATTGCAAGGATTAATATTTCTTCACTTGAATAATCTGCACCAATGATTTTCCAGCCTGGAGAAGCTATAAAAGCATCTCTATAATCTTGATTTCTAGGTAGTTGTAATAAATTAGGGCCAATACTAGAAATTCTGCCGGTAGATAAAGGTGTATCATATCTTGTTCTGATTCTACCATCTACATCTACATTATTCAAATAATTTAATCCAAATTTAGTAATTAAAGCATTTGCTTCAGCATGTTTTTTATAAACTCTAAACATTTGATGCGTATTTAAATTATCTTCAACAGTTTGAGCAGCAGTATTTTCAATATTACTGTCAATTTGTTGAAATATAAGTAGTTTTTGTGGGGGACTATTCCAATTAACCAACATCGTGCCGGCAGGTGTAAGTAGACCCTCTTCTACAAGTTTATCTCTGAAATTAACTTCAAAAGTCTTGTTCAGCATTGTATCTACTTCTTCTTGATTTTCTTTATTTCTTCTTACTAAAAAAAGAAGGATAGAATACTTAGTTTGAGGAGGGTATCTATAATAATCACTATTCTCCCAGGATTTACCAGATATCTTTAATCCCTCCGGAAATGCTGGGTCATTATCTCTTAAATATTCTTTTAAAGCTACTTTAGAAGTTCCTTCTATATCAGAAAAAGCCCAGGATAAAACTAATTGTTTCTTTTGTGAGCTATTCCAGATAGGAACTATTATATCTATATCAGTGTATAAATTATTAGCTATTAGATAGTCATTATTTAAGGAAGAAAGAACTAAAGTATTTAAATCTATAGTAGCTTTTTCTACTATAGGCAAAGCTTTATAATAATTGTCTGTCCATTGAGAAGTACTAAAATTCACTCCATAATACTCCATATCACCAAGAACTTTAACAAATTCGTTTTCCCACCATATAGTTTTCATAATACCTTTATGATAAGTAGGTTTTGTGACTTTAACACTTGGAGTTCTTAATTTGTAATTAAGTAAGTTTCTATCTAAGTCTTCAGCTTCCAGTATTTGTAATTCATAAGCTTTTCCTAGTTTTAAAGTATCAATAGCAGCATAAACTATCTTTTCATCTGTCATGATATCATCAGTAAATTCTCCTTGTTGAGATTTACTAATATCCATATCAAATCTTCTTTTATAAAGGCCAGCTAAGCTATAATAACCTTTTTCGACTGTTAATCCAGCATTTAAAACTTTTTCTACAGTATAAACATCCCACAAATTACGTAGAATGGCTCCATATTTCTTCCACATCTTATACTCGAATTTAGTAAATATAAGAATTAAAGATCTAGTATCATTTACAAGCTGAATTAATTCAATTTGTTGCTCTAGTGTCAAATAAGACCATTGTATTACCCAAATATTTTCACCTTTAATATCTGCAAATTGTACAGTCCGTAATTCTCTATCAATAATAGATTCTACTTTATTAGTTTCTATATCATGTGATAATACTTTTTGCTTTTTAAACCATTTAACAAAATTACTAAAAGAAGCAATCTGCTTATACTTAACAGTATGAGCAGTGCTTCCTATGTAGTATATAGAAGTCATTAATCTTCTACAGTTGTAGCGTCCTCATCTGGAAGAGGCGGCATTTCTAAATCAACTACTTCTTCAATATCCTCAGTAATTATAGCTTCTTCCACAGTAGCTTCATTTTCTATAATGGTTAAAGGCCAGAAAGTTACATTCTCTCTGCGAGTGTATGTATCTTCACCTTTATCTTTACCACTACTAACAACTTTAGGAATATGATAAATACCTTTATCATTGATCAAAGCTGTATCATAATTCACCTTAAGTTCTACAGAAGAGAAATTAGGATCTAGATTATATAATTCTGTTAGCAAAGGTATTAGAACCTTTTTTACCGCTGCCTTGGGGGCATTGGTACTCTCTTCTCTAACATCTACTTTAGCAGCTAATTTAAGGTTACTTAAATCAGATACAATACACAAGAAAACTAATTGCTGTGGTACATCTGTTGGATACTCATTCCATTTACGGGAATCCACAAAATCCAAACCACCATCACCAACTTTAATTCTAAAATCTTCTGAAAAGAAAATTTTACCGTTACGAAATACTTTAATATCTCCAGTAGTAGGAAATTGATTAATACCTACAACTCTTGTAGCTGTCTTTTCTACATTTTTTAAATTAACATCATGTAAAAATTCTAAATTTAATTTCATATTTTATTTTTTTATATATTTAACATTGTTTATAATTGCATACGCAATAGTGCGAGTATCCACACCTTTAAATCTCCTTGTTGGATCTTTAACTTCCATATCTACAAAGTTAATCCTACCTCTATCATCACGAGTTCCTAAATGATACCCCTTGATAAGACGCATTTCCCCAGGAATAACTTTAGAAATAGGATTGTCGATAAGGTTATGCAATAAGTCTTCAGCTTTAGATAAAGATGCATTTTGAACCTCTTTAATCTTGGCTGCTTTTTCAGCCTTAAAATCTTTTACCAGTTTCTTATCGTCTTTCTTACGAAAGTAAATAGAACAAGCTGTTCTAGGATTTTCCATTAATTTAGTAATAATATCTGTTTGAGATATCTTCTCCTCAGCCACATACTGATTTGCTGAACCTAATATCTGTTCTAGATATTTACGACTTAATGTTACAGAATTACCGTGAGCATCTGTAAGAATTGCTTCACCAAAGTCTGTTTTTATTCTATCAACAGTAAAAAATGAAGCTTCACTAAGAACTTCTCCTAATTGTAATTTGTCAAAATCTAACATATATTTAATTTAATTTTTTATAAAAACCTCTACTTACGTCTTTTCCAGCAGCAGCATCTGTAGCATAAGTTTGGGTAGCTCCAAGAGAAGATCTAAAAGCTTGTTCAAATCCTTTACTTGTATTGTCTATCTCTAAAGTATTAGATTCATCTAATTTTAAATCCCTAACAATACCCTTTAAATCACCACAAGTACCTACAAAAGTAACTGTAAAATTATCTTTTTGTACTTGTTGGATTAAATCCTTGCATTTTGATAGATAACTACCGGCTGTATTATTACCCCCATCAGTATATATTTTAATCAATACTTTATCCCTGGAGGAAATTCGTAATTTTACAGTGTCTATAACTTCTATAATAGATTTCCATAAAGGAGTATCGGAACCCTGAGCACCAAAAAATTTTACATCTTTTGGGTTTTCTTTCCTATCTACAGAATTTACTATTCCTCTGGATAAATCTATAAATTCAAATATAGAATGTAATACTTTATAGTCTTTTTGAGACACAAATTCAGCTATCTCTTTATTTATACCCTCTTTGGATTTAGTATATTTTGAATCCCCTCCCCAGCCTCTCATAGAACCTGTAGCATCTAATAGTGTTACATTATGAATAACTAATCTGGGTTTCTTCGTAGCTTTTTTCGGTTTAATAGCAACTGTAGCACCAATATTGGATATTAAATCCTTTTCATAATCCTTAATTGTATTAAATCCGTACTTTTTAGCTAACACAAGTTTACGTTTTGAATTAGCTCTTTTTAAATCTTTTAGTAATGTCTCATAAATCATAATTTTGTATATTAGTGGTAAAAAAAACCCTCTAACCAAACAATTTAATTTCTTAATTTGTTTATGTTAGAGGGTTTAGGTTTATGTATTATTCAATAATATCTTCAGTATCTTCAATAGGTGCTTGTAGTTCGGTAAGAAATTTCTTAACATCATTACAAGCTTTAAGCTCCATTTTAAGTTTATTTATTTCTCTGTTTAGATTTGTTACAGAGCTGTTTCTAGATCCTACCCCAGTAGAGTCATAGTTAATTAAACTGGCTACGTAAGATTTAGCATAATCCTCTCGGTCAGCCGCATCTTTGATTCTAGTTTCATCTATATTTAAAGCGAATTCAATCTTATAGATACCCAAGGCTTGTTCAAGTCTCTTCCTTAGTGACGTAATGTTTCTCTTACGAGTAGCTATTTGCTCATCTATAACATCTTCTACCTCGGCAAAGAATTTTTCACTTTTACCGATAGAGCCGGTATTTCTCCAAGCCTTAAAAGCTTGTGCAGCATTTTTTGTCAGATTACTCATTATTTATTTAGTTTAAAATTTTACCATTAAATGTTTTCTTAACTATTGTAGCTCCTGTAACATGAGCTATAGCAATACTAGTTTCATTTTCATAGTATCTGCTTATTGTAGCAGTAATTGTACTAGGAAGATGCTTTCTATTAGGTGTATTGATAGAATATTTCAAATAAACTGTGAGTCTACCTAAACCTGTCCTAGCTGTAGTTTTTTGTGTAATCATATTATATAATCTATTTTACTTAATAATTCTTTACCCATAGTATTAAGAGTTACTAAAGTATCTTTAGTACCTATGTCTTCTGTAGCTTGTTCTTTGGCAAGTCTGATAGTTAATATATTCTTTCTAAGTCTTTTACCACCTTTAGATCTTTTTACAATACTTATATCTTTAAGTTTAGCCATAACAATTTTATTTAAAAGTTAGTATTTCTAGTCCTATTTTACACAACAAATATACTATTTATATTAATAAGATCAAATCATCTTTAATAGTATTTACAGGTAAATAATCAATTAAATTGTAAGAATATTGATCTACTTCGCAAACACCATAAGTAGCATACCAATCGTGATTATTATATATTTTTACAGATAATATCTTATTGAATCTAATTAAGGAATCTACCATAAATATAGGTATATTATTATTTAATACATATTGTATTTGGCCATAAAGACCTTTACCAACTTTATCAGTTGGTCTTTCTCCAGGAGCTATTACAAACACAACTTCCACATTTTCAAATTGTTGTGAATGATTGTATACACCTCCTTTAAATTCTCTTACTTCTACAGCGTAATCTCGAATAAATTTCTTAAACTTTATAATTATATTAGGATTAGCCATATTACTTTTTGCTAAATAAATTTTTGTACCCATGATAATCAAAATTAGAAACTTAACGGGGAAAGGTAGGCTTACCCTACATTTACTATCACCCCTCGGCTACCAACCCCGTTAAGTTATAAAAGTTTAATTTTAGAAAATTCTATGGCATCGGAAGGTTTATTTATTTGTATATTGATTTTGTTTGTGGGTTCTAAAATGCTAATAGGTTTTAAAGTATCTGGAGATTCTATTACAGCTTCTTCTTTTAAAACAGTAATACCTCCTCCTATAACAGTAATTATACATTCAGATTTTACTACTTCTTTAGTATCTAAAAACCAATAAGTATTATTACCTTTCGATACCCAGTTTTTAGGCAATTCTACATCTACTGCAGCTTTATAATTTGTAAATTCGAATGTATCAGATCCATACTCATTAATTCCACAATAATAACATATTTGGGCATGAATAGTGTATAATGCACCTATAACCATAGGATTACCATCTTTGTCAAGTTTAGAAATTGCTTCAATAGTATTAAATTGAACTTCATAAGCTTCTTTAGTAGAAGGAGATACAGCATTTTTGTGAAAGCATACTTTCTCATTTCCAATAAAACCATATACTACATCAGAATTTGTTGAAATTACTTTAATAACAGGTTCTTTTAACTTTCTAAAGTAATAAGGTAATGTTTCACCTTTAAAATTATTATAATTAGCTCCCTCCTTTTCAAACTTAACTTTTACATATTCCATGTCTTTTACAGTTATTTTATAAGTAGTTACATCAACCGGCTTACCAGCATGTTCGTAAAGTTTAATTTCTTCTGGAGTTGCCAATCTAAAATTTTTAGCAGAATATCCATTAGTAACAGAACCTTTACAATCTAATTCAGGTCTAATTGCAGCATAATTATTATAACTACGATTATCAGTAGATTCTCTAAGCTTAAATATATAATTTTTAGAGAAAGAATAAGACTCCTCAAGTATACAAACAGCATAATCACCTTTCTTTAAATCTTCCCACCATTCTTTAGAATCATTAAACAATGCTTTTGCTTCTTCACAATAAGACCCTTCACATACAGGATTTTGAGGATTTAAAGTTTTTTCTATATTTTTACCGCAAAATACACATAAATCTTCTTGGTTAATAGGACTTGTATAAACTTCTTTTAAAACATATTTTTTAAATTGTTCAAAAGTTATTTGAATATCCTCATATTCTCTATACATTCCATTATAATCAAAACTTACTTTATTATGCCAATTATACTTACCCACATAATACCCAGGTTGTTTTTCTTGCGACCATTTAATTACTACTTTAAACTCTTCCTCTTTAGGAAATATGCACCATTTTTCAGGCAATACAAACTCTTGTTGTTTACAGACTTCTTCTTTTGAAACAAATTCATCAGCTTTCTCACAAGTCTCTAACCATTGTATTTGCTCTTTTGTAGCTTCTATAAATGTATCTACGTAATTTATTACACATGCTTTAGAAGAAAATCTTGGAGCGCTAGTACTGCTAGGTAATTTTATATAGCTAAATAAAGCTAGTCTATTATAAGGCTCTATATATTTAATTCTAATAATCCAAGGATAAGCATCATTTGTGTAATAAACTTTTCCAACTATTAAATCTAAATCTCCACTCATTTTAAATCCTCCCATTTAGGTGAAGTATCTTTACCAGATATTCCAAAGCCATAATATAGAATTATTATGGCTATAACAAATATTATCATATACATAATTATTTCTCCCTAGTTTTATAGTGTTTAGCAACTTGCTCTTTAGCATCTTCCATAGCTTCAGGTAGAAATAAATCATTTAAAGATTCTTTATATAATTTCTTACCTTTATTAAGCCATTGAATATAAAATAATATAAGTACAGCTAATGAAATTAAAGTTAGTACTAGTATTAAAATAATTAGTATTTCAATCATAATATTAATATTTAAATTAAAAATTAGGGAGAGGCCAAAACTCCCCAGGTACCAACCTTTACGTTCAATTGCGTTAAGTAATTCAACTTAGCCTTTTATTTTTAATAATTTATAATCTTACAATACCTTTTTCGGAAACTGTAAAATTTAAAGTTATATCCTCTTTAGCGTCTCTAGTTACCATATTTACCGGTACAGTGACATTATAGTACAATTCTGCTTCAGTATTTCTAACTTTGACTAAAATAGAAAATTCAGTATCCAAATATTTGGATTCAAGCTCCTTTATTCTTAAAGTTATTAACTCTACATCATCACTATGAAAATCTATCATAGTATTAAAGTATTTTATTCGACTGTTTCGTAATTCTAATATACCAGATTTGTCAGCATAGAAATACTCTATGTATGTATCTATTGTCTGGTCATAGTTTGAATATAGTTGCACTATAATATTCATTTCCAGAGGTTTAACCTCTTCCGGTGTTAATTGTGATGCTTTTTGACATGAAAACATCAAAAACATTAATAAAATAATAGTTAATTTTTCCATGATTATTAAATTTAAAGATTAAAGATTTTATCTAATTTAGCTACATAAGCAGCTATTTCCTTATTATTAGTTTTTAAATTATTAATAGTCTTTTTACCATGTACCACAGTAGATGAATTAAGTGGATTGGATGGTCGTATTGCTATTCCTATTCTTGCTGAAGATAAAGAAGTGATAATTTTAGAATAATACATTATCAGTTGCCTAGCTTGAACAGCCTTTCGTTTAGCAGTATTCTCCATTATTTTAGATATTGATAATCCAGTTATGGAACATACAGCAGCTATAATATCTGATATTGGAGAATCCTTAATAGCAACAGTGTCGTTAGTAGCTAATATAAAATTATGTTTAAGCCACATTTTAATCATATTTAAGCTAAAATCATAATATAATACTATATTGTGTACAGTATACCAAATTCTATAACCCGGTATAGGATCGTTAATAGCCCATAAAGTCTTTTGAGGTAACATAAATGGGTGTTTTCCTGTTGTAATATATGTTTTTTCCATATTTAAATTTAATATTACCCATTCGTATTAATAAAATGGGACGCACAATTAGCTATATCTCACTTTTCGTAAAAAAAAATACCCGTGAGCAGGAAATTTGTTAATATAACTATACGACAAATACTTTCATATTTGAAGACGGGGACTCTTAGGGCACATCTTGATTTTTAAGGAATCTAGAATTTCTAACAAGCCTAGCCCATACAATTGTACTTCCGCTGCCTATAATAACAAATGGAGGTGGTTATGTGATTCACATACTCTTTCCTTTCACCCTGTTATTACAATATTATCACCACTGACCTAAAGTCTAAAACGGTGTGACTATTTAAAATTTATTTAACCAAGCCAGAATTATAACAATACAACAAATTATTATACCATTTATAATCCAGCGTATTAATCTTCCTACTTGTTTGTCATTCATAATTTATAGTTTAAAATAAAACAATCTGCCTTGTCAAGGCATAAATAAATTGAATTTTCATCGCAAATGTCTCTCTCGATTATCAGCTATGCACTGGGTAGGTGTCTGATACATCAAAGCTCCTGGACTTGGGCAACTTTCCCATTATAAAAATTCAATAATTTATAATGAAGTATTAAACTATCACTTAACATATGATTATACTTACTGAATTCCTAAAGGATTTTACAGTTGTTTTTTTCAACACTCATATATGTTTAAACTTCATCAGATTGCTTTATAAGCTTTATGTTGTATTAAAATCTACTATTCCCTGGCTAACAGGTATGTTTCTATCTTGCTAAACATTTATTACAAGAACTCATTAATAGTAGATTAAGTGGATACAGGTGGGTATCGAACCCACAACCCCTTGAATGCAAATCAAGTGCTCTAGCCAATTGAGCTACTGACCCATAAATGCAGCTCTAACCTACCTAATTAAAAGACTTAACCCAAGGCTGAAACATCAATTAATTAGGTTTAGGCTATCCCTACTGTACCGAGCTTTGTACATCTTTTTATCATGTCTGAGTTTTTGATGAGATTTGACAAACCTCATTATAGTTACTCCTATCAGACTTAAAGTACCAGCCCTACTGCCTCTTGCTGCTGGAATGTATGCCTACATTACTAGAATACGTGTCATTATCATGACTAAGGCCGTTTCGTGGAGAAAGAAGGATTCGAACCTTCGTCCCCAGAACTTCACTCTGATGCTAAGCCAACTCAGCTATCTCTCCATTTATTCCTCCACTCTCTAGACATCAGAGAGGTTTTATTGGAAACTGTTTTCTGTATCTATTTTCTAAAGTTTTAATCTGGTTTATTGTATAGTCTATTTCAACTTGAATTTCAGCTTGAGTATCAACATTCTTAGTATTACTTTTTAATGCTGAATATGCTTTTAATTCAATAGATAGAGTTCTAATTTTATTACCAGTAGCAATTGTCCTATATATTTTAAGATTTCTTGTTACATCTTTTAGTATATTAAATAAAAGAACAGTTATTACAGTCAATATAACTAAAACTATTATTATAATCACATACCATTCCATAAGTTTATAAGTTTAAAGTTTAGACAAATGTAGCCAAAAATTGCAAATTAGCAATGTATATTGGCTACATTTTTAAATAAGTAAATTGTTGAGGGTGATTACAGCACAGCTCAACTTATTTAGCCTCAGCACATGAAAGTACTATTAATCTATTATCTATAGAATTAATAGCTTCTAGTCTGGACTTGGCTTCAATAACATCATTTAATATTATCGCACCTGATTTTAGAATGTAAGATATTACAAATGTTTTCATAAAATAAAGATTTAAAGATTAAAAACCAATATAAGCTATACTACCATATTGTAGAGCATTATAAATTAATACACTACCTACTACAATAAATGGTATACTTATAAAAGTATACATTTCCAATTTTTGTTTAATCGCTTTCATACTATTAAATTTTAAAGATTAAAGAATAAAAAAGCACTATTTAACTATATTCACTCCTAGTAAACTGTTATTAACAAATTAATTACTAATTAAATAGTGCTAGTACCTCCACCAAGAATCGAACTTGGACTTTCCTTATTAGACTATCTCTAGGATGTATTTCACATCAAGTTCCTTCATTGAGGTATATAAAAAAGGTCATAAAACATTGTGGATCATAATTCTGCACCACCTGAGAAGGTATTTATCGGCTTTGCCAGCAGTCTTGTTCATTTTATGTAAAGAATAATTCTCGTTTCTTATTCACCCTTTTAAAAAATAATTAAAATCTTATTTCTTCATAAGTTTTTAATTTAAACTGAAATTAGCTTCTTCTAAGCCATCAGAGATTTATGGTCTCACTAACTTCTATTGCTCTGCTCTTTGCACTAATTGAATATTAATCCTCTTACACTGTACGGATTTATATTTATACAGTAATTCAACTAGTGTGGCTGTTCATAATAAACTAGCTTAATTAGTAGCTTAAAAATAAAGACCCCAATGGAGATTTTTAACGTCTTACGCACCCAAAGACTCGGTTGTTTTATGGAATCTCTATTACCTAATTAGGGAACTTCTTCTTTTACTGACCGCTTCACACATAGGCTACCCACTGCTTCAGTCTAATTAGGACTAGTTTCTTTTATCATTGTTTTTCGTATAAATCACATATATCAAAATTAACTATTTTTCGTTTATGCGATTTTTTGTATACAGGATGAGTACATATTGCAAATATTTCGTCTCTTTTCCAGAAATGTATGCATATCTTACATTCAGCTTCCTTTCCTTTTTTTGTAGGTGTTGTAGCTACTTTAGACATATCAATTTCTTTTAATTATGATAAATAATTCTTACTGGTACAGCTTCAGTATTAATAACATATTTATTCTTACCGTACCTCTCCCAAATTTCTTCTTTAGAAAATTGATTTGTTGCAAGTAATTTCAATCCTTTAGGACTTAAATACTTCTTCACGAATATCTTACGTGGTTCTGAATAAATAACTTGTTTTTTACGACCCCTAGTGGTCTTTCTATTTATCGCCATAGCTCAATAGTAATTTAATTAATAATTATTAAAATGCACCCTAAAGAATACAACACTTAAACGGGCTATATTTGTACTCCTCAATAGGTGACTAACTTATTAATACCCCTCTATAGTTTCCAAGACACAAGTGCTATGCCCATGCTTAGTAAGATTACATGTTACTAAGACTTTATAAATAGTAAAAAGCTAAATATTCTTACTATTTATTTAATTGTGAACAGAGTAGGATTCGAACCCACATGAAAAAGCGTAACTATTATAACTTTCTTTTTCTATCTCTCAGACGTTAGCGTCTACCATTCCGCCATCTATTCAGTTATTTAAAATTGTAAGTCTCAACAGCTAACTTACACACCTCGTTTTCAACTGTGACCATGCCTTAATAAGCGATGGTGAGGTTAAAAATTCAAACAATTGATGTTAAATAGCTACAACTATTGATATCAATTTCTAGTAGTAAAAGTAGTTACTATATCTGAATTATATTTTAGCACCCTAATTACTTAGGGTCACAATATGATAGGACTGTTTTATGTAGTTAAATACAAAGGTAGTCATTACCTTACTATCTCTATTGCAAAGCTATCCGTCTTTGTAAATCAATCGGATAAGGATGTACCTCTATACTTTGTGCTGGTAACTCCGAATAGTGTGTGACAACCCTATACCATCTAGGTTGTATCTATCTCTTAATTTCCTTAAGGTAGGTAGCTAATCTTTCCTACTTCGATATTTACTCTAGCCATAGTTACTTAAATTATATAAGATAAGTTTTACATCATTGGTCTGGATGTATAAATTACGTTATAATTACTTTTTATTTTGTTCAAACCATTGGTCTAAAGTTAAATACTGGCCATAATTGCATATATCTTGGCTTAATTTTAATAATAATTTTCTAATCTCTTTTTCAGAGTACATTATTTGATTATTACTATTAGAAATATTCATATTCCAAATTGGACTGTCTAATTTATATACAGGGACAACTTCGTTATTTTGAAGTTTTAACTCTACCCCTAAACTTATTGCTTCATTACCAATTAAATCAAAATCTTCTTCCATTTCTAACTCAATTTCTTCTATTTTATTACTCTTATTCCATTCTTCAATAAAATATTCAATATAAGATTTAGGAATAGTTGGTAAGTTAAGAGCTTTGTCTGTTGATGCTATAATTTTAGGATAATCACTTCTTATAGTAGTACCTTTAATAAATTGAGCTATTTCCCCCAAAGCATTAATGTGCCAATCATCTTCTTTTATCTTTTCATTTGATGTGATGTAAAGATGATAATAAATAGTACTATCTTCATCATTAAAATTAGCTTGATTATAATATAATCTTCTACCTTTATATGACCATAAATCTGCTTTTTCACTAGAAAGCATAACTAGTTTAAATTTCTTTTTCATAATGTATAGTTTATTAGTTATGTTTCTTTTTAATATTTACCCCTTTGATGCTATCTTCAGGGAAACTAAAATTATCTATTTAATAGTCCAATCATTACCATCTTTTGTTCTTAAAGATTTTTTTGATATACGTATACCACCAAATGTAGTTAAGACTGAAGTCTCGAATACTTCAGTAATCGTTACTTCCTCTGCAGGGCCTCCCATAATAAGTACTTTATCTCCTTTTTTAAATTCTTTCATTTTATATAATTTTAGTTTGAGCATCTTACAAATATAATATTTATAGACCTAAACCTACTAATGTAGACCAAATAGATTACTATTTTGCACTAAAATGTAATTGGTTGTAACGTTACCATCGTAGCTTTAACTAATCGCTCGCAACTAAGCCGCAAGCATATTATTTAAATTACTAGAATATGATTTATATCATCCATATCAATTACTCATCTGACTTGCACAGATTGTATCTCGTGTATTCTTCAAGAAGTAATATTAATCAGGCTTTCATCCCTATCCTGTGGAGTCAATTTCGTTCGGTCAAATTGAAAAAACACATTGTATTAAAATAAATTAAGTCTATCCAGTTTTAACTCTCTCTTTATCCTGGACCTATAGTCCTTTGTAGTATCAGCGAATAGGCATAGATTATTAATAAAAGTATAAAGTTGAGTTCCATTACAACATTTAGATCGTTAATTTATGGCCACTTAATTAACAACTAATCTAAGGCAGCACTATCTTACTATCGATGTGCAATATTTGAATTTTACTTCTCCTTAAGCGTCTATTTTTCGCCATTTATACTTTTACATTATTAAATTAAATAAAATCACCTGTCTATAACGTATATGAGCTTCTATTTCATAAAGCTTTATATAGAAATAAGAGTTTCAAGTCCTTACTTTCAGTGATTTGAGATATTATTATTTATTTTTCAGATTATTCCAAGTTTCTTCAGAAATATCTGAAGGATTAACAGATTTGCCATTTATTGTTACAGTTATCTCTAATTTATCTTCAATTGGCCATCTCCAATTAGTCCAAAAACTAGTATCAAAAGAATTATCTTCTTGATAGTATTTCGAAAAATTATAATCTACACATATTACACCTTTTTTGCATCTCTTTTTTATAAAAATTCTTTCACACCAAATTCTGTCATCAATACTAACTTCAATAACATCACCCATTTTAGGCTCTCTTATCCAAGGTTTGGATACATCTAGCATTAAATCTTTACTATTTTTTTTTCTACTTATATAAAAATGCCCTAAAGTTGTGTGAGTATTAGTAAGTTTATTTACTATAGCATATATTGGATAAGCATCCCTAATATTTTTAAAGTAATAAAAATCTTCTATAATATCACCTTCTCTAGTACATAGAGGGTGTCCAGCAATAGCTAATTTTAAATCAAATTCTTTCATTTTCATAATAATATCTTTTTAGTTAATATTTTAAAATAAACTCTCATAACTCCTGCTAGAAGTTAACAAAACATTGCATTCGACTGATTCTAACCACAGTTCTTCTAAATGTTTCTAAATAATATTAAGTGTTACAAAGACTCAACATTAATCACCAGCAAATTGGATGAGAGTTTATCATTGTGCTATTAAAAGGAATCGAACCTTAAATAAACCTTTCAAATAATACGATAACTTATTCTGTCTATATTATTCTAAATAGCTATATTTGTTTTAGTTATTTTATTAGTTTTAGTGCCTCATATAATCCTTTTTCTAAAGCTTCTTCATAAATTAAATACTTACAACCAGAAAATTTCCAACTTAACTTAAGTTGTTCAGAAGGTTTATACATTTGATAAGAATATAAATTGGTTAAAATGTCTTTAATATATTTTGTATTCAATTCAATCTCTATTTGAATATTATGTTTATCTCTTAACCATTTTTTAAGTAGGGACTGAGTTGGAGCTGAAAGATAAAAACCTTCATCATCATTATTAAATACATCATAATAATTTTCTGATAAATACTCAACAGCTTTATAAGCATAACTTCTATCACATGATGTGCATTCAGCAACTCTGTAATCTCTCCAGTTAAAATAAGTTGGTATATTTTCAGATTCATTATATCGCCAATCACAATGAATGTCAAACCCTTTTTCTCTAGCTAATATAGCTGTCTTGAATGAAATTAATTGTTCTTTCATAGTTTTGTAAAATTAGTAAATATGTCTGAAATAGCAATAAATTGCTAACAGAGTTTTAATTAAAACCATTAATAAAATCTCTCATTTTAGCATCTGTATGCAGTTGATTACTCATTAATAACATCATATCCAATTGAATAGTTGTTCAGGATGTTTACTTAAATCAGATGTCATAGAAGTGTATGCTTGTTGTAAATTTCCATCATCTACATATTTTAGTGCTCTTTCTTTGCACCAATCTAAATGTTCTTTTCTTGTCATAATTTTAAGTTATTAGTTAGTTAATACTTATACTTTCTGGTTATAACACTAAAAATAGTTACTCACTGTTACAATATATTTAATTAAAAATGACTAACTTCGAAACCTCGCCAGCTCGGCAAGAGCTCACGACACTTTCAGTGAGCGAATGGCAAGCAAGAGTCTTATTATTAATTGTTTATTAATTAAATAGCCAAGTGTTGAAATAATAAGCAGATATTGCTACAATAGCAGCTATTAAAACATACCAGCTTAATTCCCAAATGTATTTCTTTTTCATAATTAAAAAGTCCTAAGAGTAATTTTATCAGCATCCGGGTTATTAAGTATTTTATTCATTAATCCGGATGAAATAAATTCCGAATACCAATAATCGGGATATGCATTCCCAAAAGCAGCTTTTATTTTGGCACAATTTTGATCCCATTCATTTCCGTTCTTACTTGTTTTCATCAAATCTATTACTTCTTGTTTATTCATGATTCAAGTTTCTTTAAATTTTATATTATTTGTTTTAAACCCATTCAATATATTGTAATACTAGATATAATAATTAGTTTGTAACAAGTTTAGTTACTGTATTAGTACTATACATAATTGTTACTATATTAATATCTTCTTCTTTATTGGTATATAAGCTCCAAATTCTAGGTTTATCTTTTTCATTCAAATTAAATAAAGCAAATACTTTCTCTTTATCTGTTTCCATAGTTAATGTTTTAAATAGCAATATTATTATGTATTAGCTCGTTTTACAGTTGCTTAGAATTTGGATATATGATTATGTTATTACTCATAATCAACTAGTTACAATAGGTCGCACACTTAAACAGTTATGAATAATTACAACTAGTTTTACTTCATAACAGTTAGAGAAATCAAGGAAATCACTTAGGCTAAGAACACTCTAATCTGAACAGTAATGATACTGAAAGTTATAACCGACTAAACTTTGTTTAATCGGGTTTTTTAGAATTAAGAGAATTAGAATCCATCTCATACCAGTGAGTTAGTTCAGGCCAAAGTTTATTAAATTCTTCGACTATCTCTTTAGCTTTCTTCTCTGCAAATTTACTAGAACTAACTCCATTAACATTATCATTAAATTTAGACTTCCAATGTATTATACAATTTCTCATAGTTTTAAGAATTAAGTTATACCTTATATATTAGACCAAATTAATCTTTCTTATAGTATTCATCCAATTCTATAAAATCAGGACAATCAACACATGGTTTTTCAGTAGTTTCAGAATCTCTATATTTACAATATTCACAAGGATTTTCTAATGGGCTAGTTTTTAGAATTACACCATATTCATTCTTCTTCATATCTTTTTAATTTAAATGTTGGATGTCATTGATTTCAGAATAAAAAATCCAGAGAGATTACTCTCTCCGGATAGTTATGAAGGACTATTATATAGCAGCTTCATCATCAACAATAATTTGCTCTTGGATTACCTCAGGCTTTGACTCTTCAGTAGACTCTTCTTCAAGTTCTACATTAAGAACAGCACTGAATTTACTCTCTAGCCTTTCAGCTAACTTACTAGCAGCATTAGAGAATATAGTAGCTTCAGCAGTTTGTGCTAAATCAAAGCTACCAATTTGCCAAGTGTCTTGGTTCATTGGATTGGTCTTTCTGTCTTCACCAGCAGCAGTAGTATAAGAATATACTTCACCTTCTTTACGAAGTTGAACTTCTTCACTGTTGATAACAAATCCAGGAGCATTTCCAAGAAAATCACTCAATGCCAAACCAAGGTTCCGACATTTCTTAACTAAATAGTCCTTACGAACAAATAATACGCCGCCACTAGCTATAGTGATAGCAGCCATTTCAGTTCCATTCCTATCAAAGATAGAAACTTTAGCAATACTTAACTTTTTCATCTAATTTTGTTTTAAAGATTAAAGAATTATGTTATTTACAAATTTGCCAGGGGATATACCCCTTGCTCTACATTAGTAGGGGTACTTACCTTGGATAGAAGTGGAAAACTAATATACATAAAGTTTTAAAATTATATAAAAATTTTTTACGTTGCGTAAAGTATTGTAGGATTGTTAGTGTGTACATCAGGCCTAGGTATAGTATGCCACCTACTGAATAACTCATTGAATTCTGCTTTATTAAATGGCTTTGTTATAAAATGATAACCATTAGGTGTAGGTATTTCTGCTATAACTTTACTATACCTATTATTAACAGGTTGTAAATCTCTTAATTTTTTAAGTAGTTTTACCTTAAACATTACATCACTATTATCTACATCTATAATCCAAGTTTTAGTTTCAGATGTTTCTGCAGAAGTTTTACCACAAGCTGTATCCCATACATTCTTTATAGGTTTATAAGTCTCCTCTGAAATTAATCTTGCAGTTTCTTTTAATACTTCTAAGGCTACTTTTTTATAGCTCCTTTTATTCAGGTTTATATATGCTCTAGCTTTAAATGTAGTGCACTTGGATATAATTCTTTCCTTATGTTGTTGTAACTTTTCTATACTATCAATATAGAAAATATCAATTACACGTACAGACTTCGGTAAATCTGGATTTTCTTTTTTCCTTTGTAATAACTGTAAAAAATAAAATATGTCTTTTGAATCGAACTTTAAAAGTGATTCTATTAATTTAAAATTGTCTATCATAGTTGTTTAGTTTTAGGTTTATTTTTAAGTCCATAACATTCGTCGAATTTTCATTAAACGTATAAGCATCTTATCATCTTCTTCATATTCTTTATTAGTATAAGTCTCTTTATTTTTCCTAATCTGCCACCATTTGTATAAAAATCTAACTTCTTCTACAAATTTATTATGTACATCATAGCTACAATGAGTATCTACATGTTCTTTCTCCATACAATCTTCCAGAAGTTGAAAACAAGCATGTAACATTAGCTCATCTCTATCTAGCCAAGTTTTAGCTGTTGGCAAGCTATTTATTTTTAATATTCTCATAATTATTTCTTTTTATACTTTTTATAAGTATCTATAATAGATCTTAATACATATTCTGGATTAGCAGTTAGTTCTTCTAAATCCCACAAACTTTCTAAGTTATTGGAAGTAAATTCATCTTCCGGAGGAAAGTGAAATACATCTCTTAGTTCTGTTATCAAATCTACTATCTTATCTGAATCTGCTATATAATCTAAATCATATATAGGAAATATATGAGAACTATAAATCTTTCTAGCCGCAATTTCAGCCTAATCTAATATAGAATGTTTCTTCTTTTCATCAAGTATTCTTTGTTTTATACTTGCAATTGTTTGCTCTTTATTCATATTTCTTCTTTTTGAAGTATTCTTTCCAATCACCATCTACATCCAAATGTTCAGGCGGCCATCCATGTTTTCTGACCATCAACATGCGCATAAATCTAGTCCATAAATTAATCAATACACTGATTATTCCGCCTAATATTATTATCATACCTACAAATTGCCAAAATCCTGAAAATGCGATGTCTAATATTTTTTCTATCATGTTATTTAATTTTAGTATACTCAATATTAGTTTCATTGTAACGTCTACATTGTTCAGAGTTACGGATAGCTGAAGACCACTGTCCATCTGTTTGATATGGTATTGTACGAGATGTAATTACTAGTATTTTACTAATACATTCTTTTGTAGACATCTCACTATTTATGTGACTATAATCTGCAAGCACATCTTTAAGTTTATTATTTATATCATACATAATTTTTAAAATTTATATAGGTGACATTTAGTTATACTTACTACTACTAAGAGTAACAATACTTAAAAGTCCAGTTTATTTAATGTTTAACTGGACATTCTTATCTAATTTTAATATTTCTTCATTATATAAATATAAAACATCTCCATTTTCCCATTTGGAGATGTCTATAGCTTTTACAATTCCTGTTATAGTAAAAGTTTTTCGTTTCTTTAACTTAAGCCAAAATAGTAAATGTTGAAACCAGGAGTCTTTGTATTTTCCATAAACTAAGGTTCCTAGTTTAATAGTGATTCCTGTTGTGTTTTTTACTTTTGTTATCATAATTTTAGTTTTTTACAAAGTTAATAAAAATAATATATGTTATCTATTGTTTTTTAATGATAAATTACCTAAGTTTGTACTAGATTTAAAAAGGAGACTATGGCAGTAAAAACAATAAGCATTCCTGTACCTACAAATGATGCTAGAGATATGATACTTAAATACTTAAAGGTATTGTATCAATTCCACAAGCTTACCGATAAAGAAATGGAGTTACTTACAGAAATTATTTTCTTTCATTCTATGTATAAGAAAAAGTATGATGAGTCTGTAGCTGACACATTATATCTTAATGCAGATACCCGTAAAATAATTAGAGCTAAGATGAATGATATGTCAGATCCTATATTTCAAAATTATTTATCTAATCTTAGAAGGAAAAAGGTTATTATTGAAGGTAAGGTAGCTAAAGTATTCATACCTCCAGTAACTAATTTTAATTTAGTAATAAGTTTTTATGCAGAGAATAATAAAACAAGTGGCTGAAAAGCTTGACATAGATGCGTCTATAATTAATGCAGTGGTTGATTCCTTCTTTAAAGCATTTTATAAAATTATTACTAGAATTAAATATAATGAATTAGAATCTTTTACTAATATAAAAACTAATTTGGTTATACCTGGACTAGGTAGATTTATAGTAACTAAAGGTAAAAAGAATTACTTTAATAAAAACAATAAAAATGGCAGAGACTAAAAAGAAAGACGGTATTAAATTACCCAAAGTAAGACTAATGTTTGATAGAATTCTTACAACAGTTAAATACAAGAAAGAGACTAAAGGAGGTATACTTCTTGGAGATGGTGATAAAGGAATTCCTTATACAAAACAAACAGTTGTAGCTGTAGGGCCTAATGCTAGTGTAACTATAGGTGAAGAAATTGAAATTAATTTCGCAACTTTTCCTACACATAAAACTAGGCCTACACATGGTATTGGTGGTGATAAAGAAGCTATAGTTTTACCTATAGTAAACATTGATGAGGAAGATTATTTCTTTATTTCTTCTCGTGAGATTAACTGGATTTATGAAGGAGGTTCTAAATAAAAAATTATGGGGAGATTTATTTTAAATATCAAATTGTATTTTTACTTCTATAGTAAAGCACTAGTTAAATTAGTATCAGAATTTAATTACAGATATGGCACAAATTATAAAGTGAGTATTACTTATGATAAAATCCATAATAGGTATCAAGTGGCTATGAATCATGAAAATCCTGACATAGTTATATTTAAAATACAATATAAAAGAAATCTAAGCGGATTATTGAAAACTAGTTTTGTTTCTTTTGTAGGTTATTTAGCTTTATCAGAGACTAAGCAATCAGGTATTATTAATATAATTTCTCCAAAAGACTTGGTAAAATATAGAAAGGATTAATATGAAATATTTCTTAGACACAGAATTTCATGAATACCATAAACAACCTAAAGTTTGTGGTATTAAAGTAGGTAAATCTATTCCTACAATTAATTTGATTAGTATTGGGATTACTAGCGAAGATTCGTCAGTAACGAACGATTTATATTTAGATCCTGAAACTCCTGGAGTATTAATAGCGAAATCTCATAGTAGTAGTTATTATACTATATGTAAAGATTTTAATCTTAAAGATGCTTGGTATTCTAATCAAGGTACAAAAGAAAAGTCTAACTATTGGTTAAGAGAAAATGTTTTACTACCTATACATTATGAATTAGCTAGTAAAGAAGTTTCGGTACCATCTTTTGATATGTGGAGAAATATTATTACAGAGAAAGAAAATGGACAATATTCTGATAGGCATTTAAAAACATTAACTAAACTTATTAATAAATATGGAAAATCTAATAAACAAATTGCTAATGAAATAAAAGAATTTGTTTATAATGCCGAAGGATGGCAAGTAGATCCTCCAGTATATCATCATAAAATAAAAGAAGCAATTAATAAAAGCATTAAATTCTATGCCTACTATGCAGATTATGATTGGGTAGTTTTTGCACAGTTATATGGAACTATGATGGATTTACCAAAAGGATTTCCTTATTATTGTAATAATTTAAAACAGGAATTGGATAGAAAACAGGGTAATTTTAATACTCAACATGAGAAGTTTCCAAAGAATGATTATATAGGAAATATAGAAAATCATCCTAATTACCCTAAACAAGAAAATGAACATAATGCATTAGATGATGCTAAATGGAATAAAAAGTTATATGAATTCTTAAACACTTTATAATGCTTAATTTATTTACATTAGACACAGATCATAATGTAATAATTAGACCAGAAACTCTGACACTTACACCATTTAAGAATGTAATGGCTAAGCACAGAAAGAAAGAATATGGTTTAATAGAATTGGCATATGTATATTTCATGGCTGATTTTCGTTCTGATTTTGATGATTTAGTAAAGGAAAGTGAAAAGAGTGAAAAGATATTGGAGACTTTACATAATTCTGACAAGATTAAATTAGATTTTATTACACAAGAAGCTATAGATTTTTATACAGAAAGACAGCCTTCTATTTCTTTCAGGCATTTAAAGTCTATGAAAAAAGCTTTAGTCAGTTTACAGGACGCATTAGATAAAATTGATTTATCAATAAAAGTAACTAATGCTATAACTGGTGGTTTAGAGGATGTATATGACACCATGGCCTTAAGTAGGATTAATAATGTTATCAAAGATTCTCCTAAAATCATAGCAGCTATTAAAGATATGGAGAAGCAAGTCAAAGCTGAATTACAGGAAAATACTTCTCACAGAGGTTCTGGAGAAAAAAGTATATACGAAGATGAGTAAATTACCAGCAAAGATTTACAGGTATTCTAATTTAAATAAGTGGGTACTATATAATATGTTATATATAGCATGGGAAATACAGTTAAAAAAATTGATTAAAATTAATTTCGATAAATTACATGAACAATCATAAATGTAATAAATGCTATCATCAAGCTATTGTAAAATGTGAAAGTGGCAATAAAGAATATTGTCTAGTATTGGATATACCTATTATAGAGTTGGTTAAGAATTGTACAGAGTTTACAGATTCTAAACTAATTCAGGAACCGGATTATATAAATCCTAAATTAGATGAGATTATAGAATTTATAAAAACTAAACCTACTCTTAATCAAGTTAAGAGAAAGATTGATAAAATTAAACAATCTATAACTCTTTTAAGAGTTTGGGGTAGGAAGAATAATAAATCTAAAATTCGTAAGAAATGAAAACTGTTAAAAGTAATGTGATATCAGGAGTCAATACTGAAGGACTTAAAGTTGGCGATAAAATTTATTTGGATCCTCTTGTAGAGGGTGGTGTAACTACTATTCCAAGTTCTGTAGAATTAGGCGAGATAGTAGAGATTGCATATGGAGAGTTAAAACTTAAAGATAAGGCCTTATGATAGTAGGAATATGTCGTAAATGTGCTGGAGTAGTTGGAGTTTCTATGGAGGACTTACAAACTGGTGAGTATCTTTGTGAGTGTGGTGAAAATCCTAAGAGAAGGCGTAAAAAGAAATCTAAGCATTGGAAAAATGGAAGAGAATTACACAATTCCCCAGACATTGAGTGATTTACCAGTAGGTACAGAATATCAAGTATTATATATAGATGGTATCTGGAGTTCTACTAGAGTTGTAGCTAGGTTATGTTGGTCTACTAAAAATGATTTACTAGGATTAATTGAACGTAATAAAATAAGAATAGTTAATTATGAGTGATAAATACTACACACCAGAAATAACAGAATTTTATACTGGATTTGAGTGCGAGTTTAAAAATGACCAACAAGACAATACTTGGAGACATGTAGTAAGTGACATAGATTTATTAGGTATTGTTTATGACTCTTATGAACACCAAGATTTTAGTAATGAATTTAGAGTTAAATACTTAGATAAAGAAGATATTGAAAGTTTAGGATTTGAGCATTACAAAAGACATGCTGGAACTACTACAGACGAATTTCAAAGTAAAGAGTCTAGATATTTAATTACATTTGACTCTAATTTTTCAACTAAATGGAACTGTACTGTAATAGATGAAGTAGACTTTCAATTATTTCATGGTTTTATAAGAAATAAATCAGAATTTAAAAAATTATTAAAACAACTAAATATCTATGATTAGTGATTTAGATAAAATAGCTAAGCCAAGTACAGAATTGTACAATGAGATAAGGGAATTGCTTGATGTGATTCCCCTTTTACATTGGATGGTATCTAAAGAAAGACCTTATGCTAAAGATTTAGATAGAGATAATCAAGGTAAAATAATTGTAGATATTACAAAACCTCATATATTAGAGGATGTAGATTATTTTAGAAAAGCAGCTATTACTTTTAAGAAAACTGGTAAATATACAAATTATTACCCTTCTAGATCTCCTTCTTCTCCTTATAAAAAGTTTTGGGACGAAGAAATTAGAAGGTGTAAAGAAGGTTTAGTTAGAAAGTCTGATGGAGAATGGATTACAGGGTATCACTATTTTTATCTTAACTATTCTCCAATTCTAAAAACAGAGATAGTCGGTATAAGAAATGAAGACGGTACAGTTAGGGCAGAACGTGTGGCAGGATTCCCTGACTTCTGGGATGGGGATTATCTATTCTATCACTATGTAGACCAAGCTGAAAAAGCTGGAAAATACGGTACTGTTCTAAAGGCCAGAGGTAAAGGTTATTCTTTTAAAGCGGCCTCTATGTTAGCTAGAAATTATTTCTTATTTAAAGATAGTAGATCTTTTGCTTTAGCTTCTGATACAGAGTACTTAACTACAGATGGTGTATTAAATAAAACTTGGGATATATTTTCTTTTGTTATTAATAATGTAGGATTTGCTAAGAAATTAACTCTTATCGATCAATTAATGCATAAAAAAGCCGGCTATAAGAAACAAGGTAATGCTGGAGAATATGGATTCAAATCTGAGATTATAGGAGTTACTTTAAAGAATGATCCCGATAAAGCTAGAGGTAAACGAGGTAAATTAATAGTGTGGGAGGAGGCAGGATGTCATATTAAAGGTACCAAAATCATAATGGCTGATGGATTTTTAAAAAATGTAGAGGATATAATAATAGGGGATAAATTACTTGGTCCTGATAGTGAATCTAGGACTGTTTTAGAAACTCATAAAGGCTGTGATGATATGTATAGAGTTACACCTAAAAATGGTATAGAACAGGTAGTTAATAGTAGACATAAGATTCACGTAAAACATCTAAAACAATATAAAGGAAGTAACCCAAACTATAAAACAATTACTCCTATAGAGTACATTGATGAAATTAAAAAATACCCAAAAAGAAAAAGTAATTATTCTTTAGTAAGACCGGGTATAGTTCACTTCAATAAAAAAGAAGTATCTATTCCCCCATATTTATTAGGTCTTTGGCTTGGAGATGGAGACTCAGATAGAACTAGAATCGGTAACACAGACATTGAAGTAATAAACTATCTTCAAAAATATGCTGAAGAAATTAATGTTGAATGTCAGATAACAGACATAAAAGGTACTGATTGTAAAAGAATATACCTTAAATCCTCAAAGTTAAGACAGCAGTTAAAAGAATTAAATGTTTTAAACAATAAACATATACCGGATGGTTATATTTATACAGATGAGCAGTCAAGACTAGAACTTTTGGCAGGGCTTATAGATTCTGACGGATCTTATAGTCACCGAAAAAAGGCTATGCAAATTACACAACATGGTAATAGAAAACAAATAATCGATAAAATAACTTTTATAGCCAGAAGTTTAGGTATGAAAGTGTCTAGAGACAGAAGAATTTCCAGACCTAGATTTTATAAAGGTAAACTTATAAGAGGAGGGCAAATTCAATATAGAGTCACTATTTTATATGGGCATTCTAGAATTCCTTGTTTAATAGAGAGAAAAAAATCTGAAGATAGAAAAGGATTTTTAAAAGACTCTCTCTCTACCAGATTTGATGTAAGTTATTACGGTGTGTCAGATTACTACGGTTTTACTTTAAATAAAGACCATTTATTTTTAACTGAAGATTTTACTATAACTCATAATTCATTTCCTTATATATTGAAATCCTGGAGGTTAGCTCAAAGATCTTTAGAAGAAGGCTCTCGTGTATTTGGTTTTATGTTGGCTTTTGGTTGTGTATGTAAAGGTACTAAGGTATATAAAGCTGATGGTACTAGCTGTAACATAGAAAATTTAAACCAATCCGATGGTATTTTAGGATACACTTCTGAGGGAATAAGTTTAGAACATATCGAAGGGTTCAAAGCACCCTTTAAGAAAAAATGTGTTAAACTCGTTACTAATACAGGGAGAACTATTGAGTGTAGTACTGATCACCCTATTCTGTGGAGTACACAACATTTACATTCTTCGAAAAGATTACGAGATGGAAACAGTAAAACTTTAGATAAAAGAGATTTAAAAAAGAAAGTTTTATTTAAACCAGCAGGAGATATAAAAGTAGGAGAGCAACTTGCTGTTATAGATACAGTTCCTATCACAGGTACAAAAGAAATGTGGAATCCTAGATTAATAGGTTTATTAATTGGTGATGGTAGTTATGGTAAGAATAAAACTCCCGTATTATCTAATGCTGATGCAGATATTAACAAGTATGTAGAATCTAATTTTGATACTGTTGTAGAAAAAAGTTATACTACAAAGGATGGTAGACTTTATAAAGAACTTAGAATTAGAGGTATAACTTGTGAGTTACGTAACTTAGGAATTTATACACAAACAAAATGTAATAAAACTCTTCCTACTAATATAGATTCTTTTAATATAGCGTCTATAAGAGAAATGCTGGGGGGATTCTTTGATGCAGATGGTTATGTATATGTGACAACTACAGGAACTGTAAAAATAATACTAACTTCTGCATGTAAGAATTTAATGTTAGAAACTATGGTATTGCTTAATAGATTCGGCATTCACGGAATAGTATCTTATGTAAAACCCAATCTTAAAAATCCTAAAGATAAAAGTGGGTACTATAGACTTACTATTTCTGATGTAGATAGTGTGATAACTTTTAACAAAAACATAAAATTTAAAGTAACTGAAAAACAGCGTAGATTAGATTTAGTTTTTCATTCTTCTAGTGTTTCTCGAAGGAGCTCTCATTTAAAGAGATTGAGGGTTGAACGAGTGCTTAGTGTAAAAGACATAGGTTCTCAGGATGTGTATAATTTACAGACTGCAGGAAGTCATACATATATAGCTAATGGTATTGTTACACACAATACGGGCGGTGAAGAAGGTGTAGACTTTATAGGATTAGAATCTCTCTTTTATTCTTCAAAAGCTTATCAAGTATATCATGTAAATAATTGCTGGGATAAAAATGCAGAAAATGGTGTTTGCGCATTCTTTGTGCCTGATTATATGGATATAGCAGATTGCTACGATAAAAATGGGAATTCAGATGTAGTAAAAGCATTAGTGCAAATTATAGAGAGAAGACTAGAAGTAAAATATAATTCTTCTGACGCTACAGATTTTGCACAAGTAAAAGCTGAAGGCCCTATTACACCTCAAGAAGCTGTAATGAGAACTGAAGGTACCATATTCCCTTCTGCAGATATTAAAGAATATCTTACTTCTATAGAACCTACCAGAGAACATTTTGTTGGACAACATTATGTGGGTAAATTAAATTGGTCTCCTTCAGGACATGTAGAATTTAAACCAAATTTTACAGATATACCTATTAGAGATTGGCCTTTTAAGGGTAAAGATAGAACTGGAGCTATAGAATTATTTGAATTAGCCAAATGCAATTCGGGAGAAATAAAGCCGCCATGGGGGAGGTACATAGGTGGCTGTGATCCAGTGGATGATGATGAAGGTACTTCTTTATTTAATGTTTGGATAATGGATTTATTTACTGATTCTATAGTAGCAGAATATACAGGCAGAATGCCAAAAGCTGATAGTAATTATGAGATAGCATTAAAGTTAGCTATATATTACAATGCGGAAATAAACTATGAGAATAAATTAAAAGGTATGTTCTCTTACTTCGAACGAATGAATGCTTTGAGTTATTTGGCTGATACTCCTGAAGTTCTTAAGGATATGGAATACATTAAGCAAAAATATGCTACAGGAAATAAATCCAAAGGTACACCACCTACACCAGCTATAAATTCTTGGGGGAGAAGGATGCAAGCAGATTGGATGATGACAAAAAATATTTTTGATCCTAATGATAAGCTAAATTTACACAGGATTAGATCTATAGGGTATTTAAAAGAATGTGCTCAGTGGAATCCGGATGGTAACTTTGACAGAGTATCTGGGGGTATAATGCTTTTTATTCTAAGAGCTAGTAAAATTAAATACGTAGAGCTAAATAAGGAAAATGCAAAAAACAAAGATAAAATGGCTTACAGTTCTGATCCATTCTTTCAAGATAACCCTTATACTACTAGTTTTGATATGTATCAATAATTCAGTAGATTTGTAAAAAAAAATGTTATGGACATAAATTTACCGGCACAGAGAAAATCCTACAGAAAGAAAACTAAAACGTGGAGAAAAGAATGCGTAGATTCTATAGATAATTCTACTTCTTTATATAATAACAGCAGTACTAGAAGAAGGATCCATACTAAAATAATTAATCAAGAGCTTTATGAAGGGCATTTAAATATCGCTGACATGATGCAGATGATTAATCCTTATAATACAGTTGCAGAAACTATCCCTAATAATATTGTCCACCATCCGATAGCAGTCCCTAAAATAGACTTACTAGTAGGTGAAGAACTAAAGAGTCCTTTCAAATGGTCAGTAATTGTAGGGGATAGTGATGGTATATCGCAAAAGCAAGAATATAGAAAAGAAACTGTTAATAAGAAAATTAGTGAGTTACTAGATGCGGAAATGTCTGAGGAAGAATCTAATGCACGACTTAAGAAATTTCAAATCTATTTACAGTATGAGTGGAAAGATATAAGAGAAGTTAGAGCCACTAAATTACTAGAACACTATTGGTTAGAACAAGATATGAAAGCTAAATTCACTGAAGGTTTTAAAGATGCTTTAATTCATGGGGAAGAAATATATCAATGCTCAATTTTAGATTCGGAACCGGTTTTTGAAAAATTAAATCCTATTAAAGTACACACAATAAGAAGTGGATATACCAGTAGAATAGAGGATGCTGATATTATTGTTATAGAAGATCACTGGGCCCCAGGTCGAATATTAGATAACTACTATGATAAACTTAAAAAAGATGAAATAGACAGAATATCTGATGGATATACTTCTAATGAAAGTCATTTCAACCAAGAAGGTTTTAGAGATAGTTTTATTATAGGAGAAAATGGTACTATTACAGAAGGCTATTTACAAGTAGCAGAAACTGAGGGTCATCATTTTAATGATAACTTTACTGATAATAGTGGTAACGTTAGAGTTTTAAGAGTGTATTGGAGTTCTTTAAAGTTAATATATAGAGTAAAGTATTATGATGATAATGGAGATGTCCAATTTAAACTGGAAGCTGAAGAATATATAGCAGATCCTTCTAGAGGAGAGACTATAGAAAGATTGTGGGTAAGAGAGTGGTGGCATGGTTGCAAGATTGGTTCAGATATTTATCCAGTAATAGAACCTATGCCGGTACAATATCATAGAATGTCTAATCCTTCCAGAGCTCATCCAGGAATTGTAGGAGAAATTTATAATACGAATCAAGGTACCTCCACTTCTATGATGGATAGAATGAAATCCTATCAATATATGTATGATATTCTATGGGATAGATTAAATAAAGCTATAACTAAGAATCTCGGTAAAATTGTAGAGATGGATATGTCTAAAAAACCTAAAGGTTGGAGTGTTCATCAATGGTTAAATTATGCTACTAAGTTTGGTATAATGTTTATTGATTCTTTCAATGAGGGAACTTCAGGTCACGCTCAGGGAAAACTAGCTGGTAATTTCAATACCACAGGAAAAGTACTAGATACAGATACAGGAAATTACATCCAGCAAACAATCAACTTACTAGAATATGTAAAAGCTGAAATGTCTGAGATAACTGGTATTACAGCTCAAAGACAAGGAGCTATCTCTACTCACGACACTGTAGGAGGAGTAGAGAGATCAGTAATGCAATCTTCTAATACTACAGCTTGGTTATTTAACAAACATGAAAACTGTAAAATTAGAGCCTTATCTATATTTCTTGAAACAGCTAAAGTAGCCTTAAGAGGTAATAAAAAGAAATTACAGAATATTCTTGACGATTTCTCTACAGAATTATTTGAAATAGATGGTGATGAATTATCAGAAAATGATTACGATATCTTTATAGTTTCAGATAATAAAACTAAAGAAAGAGAACAATTACTTAACCAAGCAGCTCATGCATTTATGCAAAACAGTGGTAAACTTGGGGTAGTAATGGATATTATGTTTTCTGATTCTATTACCGAAAAGATGCGTAAGATAGAACTAGCAGAACAAGAAATATCTGAGCAAGAACAGGCAGCACAACAACAAGCTGTACAAATGCAGGATAAACAATTACAGGCAGAAGCTGCTGATAAACAAGCAGAAAGAGACCTCAAGCAGTATGAAATTGATAGTAATAATGCTACTAAAGTATTAATAGAACAGATGCAACAACAAGGTGAGACGGAGAAACTAAGTGCTGAAACTGTTTCAAATAATTCAGAAAGATTATTAGCTATTAAAAAATTACAAGCAGAGATAGAAATGAATAGAGAAAAAGTGCGAAGTAGCAATAGCAAGTAAAATATATATTCAGTATTACTTGCAATTCTCATAGATTATTTATTATATTTGTTATATTAATTGTATTAAAACATGGCAGGAAAAGACGATTTATCAATGGAAATGCTTCAACTTGGAGATTTTGAACTACCTAAAGAGGTAGAAAAAGTTGAAGAAGAAAAGAAAGAAGAAATTACAACAACTAATGTTGCTGATGACGAAAGTCAAGAGATCGTAGGTGACGGTACTGAGGAATCCCTAAAGGGAGAGAGTACTGGCGAAGAAAAGTCTCCTGCCAACTCTGACGATAATGTTTTTAAATCTTTGGCCAGCTTTCTAACTGACAAAGGACTTCTCTCAGTACAACCAGAGGAATTAGAGAATATTAAAGATGATGATGCGTTTGCAGAGTTGATGAAAAAACAAATTAAAGCTAATGAATACTCTGATTTAAATGATAATCAGAAAAAGTATTTAGAAGCTATGCATGATGGAATACCTGAACAAGTATTTCATGAACATTTACAAGCGGCAAATGCATTCGAACAATTAACTGATGAGATTATTCAAAATAATCCTGAAGTTAGAAGAGACTTGATTGTAGAAGGAGTTATGGCACAAGGATTTGACAAAACTTATGCACTTAAGCAATATCAAAGAGTTAGCGGTTCAGGCGATGTTGCAGAAGAAATAGATGAGGCTATCTTAATGCGTAACAAATTAAAGCAATCTCGTGACGAGGTTTATCAACAAGTAGTTGAAGATACAAAAGAGAAAGAACGAGTACAGAAGGAAGAAAAAAATAAAGAGATAGAAAGTCTGAAAACTTCTGTTTATGCTCAAAAAACCTTGTTTGATGTTTTACCAGTTAGTAAAGGTGTACAGGATAAAGTATATAGTTTAATGACTAAACCTGTAGCTTATACAAATGAAGGATATCCAATTAATGCTTTATTAAAGAATCAAATAGATAATCCTGTAGAATTTCAAACTAGTTTGTATTATTTATACGAACTAACTAATGGTTTTAAAGATTTAAAAAAGTTAGTTGCTAAAGCTGGAACGCAAGCAGTTAATACATTCAAATCTAAATTAGAAAAGTCTAATTTTATTAATACAAGTTCTAATAATCTTAGTTCTCAAGTACCAGATGATATGCCTAATATAATAGATATTAGTGATTAATAAAAACAAAGAAACATGCCACAATTCGGAAATTTTCAAATGACTGAGGCGTTTAATTGGAATGGTCTTACAACCAAAAACCATTTAGGAGCTATGTTCGGTCAGAATCAACAACTGTTTTCTAAGACGATGATAAAAATCTTATCGGCGTCAAATCTTAATAATTTAGATACAGTATTGTCAAGACTTCCTATGAAGCGTTTAGACACTGATGATGATTTCACATGGAAACTAGTAGGCAGTGATGATAAAAATGTAGCCTTACTTTCAGCTTATCAGGAAGCAGGTACTCCAATTACAAGCAGTGACAATAATGTTGGTGCTAATGGAACGATTATCAACCTAGTATTTCCAGAAAATTATTTTTCAGATGTTAATGTATTAGTAGGAGAGAAAAACGAGATTTATCAATTCAGAGTTATCTCTGAACCTATAAGGTCAGCCAAAGGCTGGGTGTATGAAACTCAATTAATGGGTGCCAATACTTTAGGTGTACCAGGAGCTGAATTAGTAGGAGGTAAATTATTCTCTAAGGACTTTAGTCCGGTAGAAGATACAATGTCAGTAAAAGGTGGTGAAATACATTTTGCTGCTCCTATTGATATGCGACAGAGTTTCACTACTCTTCGTATGGAACATAAAGTACCTGGTAATCTTCTTAATAGACGTATGTCTACAGATGCTGTAGGTGTAACAGATAAAGGAGAAAAGAAAACATTTACAGTATGGATGCAATATGCTGAGTGGAGTTTTGAGAGACAATGGTCTCAAGAAAAGTCAAGAGCTTGCATGTATTCTCGTTCTAATAGAAGTGCAGATGGAACCTATCATGACATAGGGAAATCTGGATTCTTTATTAAACAAGGTGCAGGTGTTCGTGAACAGATGGAAGTATCTAATACTATCTTCTACAATGAATTTAGTTTAGATTTATTAGAATCTATTCTATCTGATATGGTAGAAGGTAAAATAGACTTCAAAGATCGTGAATTTATGGTTCGCACAGGTACTAGAGGTGCTATTGCTTTTAATAGAGCTGTAACTGCAGAAGCATCAGGCTGGGTTAGTTTACGTGGTGGAAATCATCCATCTTTAATTAAACAAACAAGTTCTGAACTTCATCCAAATGCTATGTCGGCTGGATATCAATTCACTGAGTGGATTGCACCTAACAATATTAGAGTTAAACTAGAAGTAGATGCTTTATATGATGATAAAGTACGTAATAAACAATTACATCCCAAAGGTGGTGTAGTCGAGTCTTATCGTTACGACATTTTATATATGGGATCAGAAGAAGAACCTAATATTCAAAAAGTAGAGACAGGTACTGGAGAACTCAGAGGTTATATGAGTGGATTTAGGAATCCTTTTACAGGAGAAGTTAATTCTACAATGAATACTATGGAAGATTCAGCTACTTACACACGTTATGCGTGTCAAGCAGTAACTGTACTGGATCCTTCTAGAACAGCAACGTTGCTACACAGTTTAGCAGCTTAGTTTTGTCTTATTATCATAATGCTCGGAGCAGGAAACTGCTCCTCCATTATAACTAAATTTAATCAAAATGGTAGGAAAATTTACATTACCAGACGAAAAAGTTTTCGTTAAGTTTATCAAAAACCCTTCTGGTAATATTACAAATAAGCGACATGTAGCTTATGGAGGTTTGTTAGAGAATAGTGTTATCGAATTGCCGGCTAAAAAGCTAAATAATGGGCAATTTGCTAATGTACTTTCAGACAATGAGAAATTAGAACTTGAAGTTCTAATGCAGATGGAAAAAAATGCTTTATCTGTATATAAAAAAGCAGATAACTATTGGAGTGACATTAAAATTAGACTTACTAAAGAGGGAGCTTATTTTAATTTATCTGATCCGGAAGAGTTTATAAAAGTAAAGGTTCTAGGTTCTTACACAGACTTCATTGCAGATAGTCTAGCTCAATACAATGAAAAAAAGAAAGCTACTTATAAATTTATAATAGTAAGAGCTAATGAAGAAGATGTTACATTTAACAAAGAGATAGATATTAAAAAGCAAGCCTATATACTATTTGGAAAAATAGAAGATAGTCAGAAAAGTATGGAAGATTTTTTATCTATGGTAAAAATTAAAGTAGCTGCAGAATCTTCTAAAGACTGGTTAAAGAGCCAGGTGGGTAAATACTTGGAAGAAAAACCTAAAGATTTTTTAGCCATTTTGAATGATAGAGATTATGCAATTAAAATAGTTATTAAAAAAGCAGTAAATGCTAAAGTAATAAGAGTATCTGGAGGTTTATATCAAACTTCTGAGGGAGAAAATATAGCACATAAGAATCAGAAACCTACACTTGTTAATGTTATTAAATTTTTAAATTCAAGTGATGGACAAGATATTAGAATGTTAATAGAATCTAAATTGGAAGAATGACAACTACAGAATTCGATACAGAACTAGATATTATTTATGAAAACATAAATAAGAATGGTGCCCCTGGATTGGATCCTTATGAAAAGTCTGTTATTTTAAGTCACGCTCAGGAAGCTTTAATTAAAGCTGTTATAGCTGTAGAAGAATCTGAAGATAAATTTCCAGCTTTAATAAAAGTAGCTACATTTACTACGCCTACAACTAATGGCTTTGATGGAGGTTACGTATTTGATAGACCTACGAGTGAACTTAAGATTCTAAATGAATCTGTTAATGATGGAACAAATACTTATATAGTACTACCTATTAGTAGTACACAGTTTCAACAAAAGCGGGCTAAAGCGTATAGATATCCCCCAAGACGTAGAGCGTGGAGATTAGTATTAGAAGAAGGTGGAGATGAATCTTCGGAAATATTTTCTAGAAGTGGTGTAGTTTTAACTTCCTATAAAGTAAGATATATTAAAAAACCTACGCCTATAATTTTAGCAAATTTAGCTGCTTTAACACCTGCAGCTAGCATTGATGGTTTAACAGCAATAACTCAATGTGAATTGGATGCAGGTACACATAGAGATATTTTAAGAATAGCCACAACATTGGCTGAACAATATTATATGGATAAATATGGTACTAACGGAGATCAGTGACATAATTGATCAAAAATTAAATACTTTTGATAAAGGAGTATCAGTAGATGAATATGAGAAGTCTTTATATCTAACTTCAGCTCAAACAAAAGTATTTGATGAATTAATAAGATTATTTGAGATAGATGGGGATTTAAGTAAAGACTTAGAACCGTTTATTAAAGATTACACAACAAGTAGTGCCATATCAAGAACAAGTATAATCGCTAACTCTATATCATTTCCAATGCCAGCAGATTTGCGAAAGCCAGTTTACGAAGCAGCGGTACTAAGTTCTAGTGATGAGTTATTTAATAATAAAGAAGTTAAAGTTATTAAAACTAAACTAGCAGAATTGAGTCACAAATTAAGTAATTCTTTTAGATTACCTAATTATGAAGAAATTCTACGTGTTGTAACTTATGATGAAGCTTCTAATTCTGTAGCAGAATTAATTATGCCTAGTGAGGCAACAACAATTAGTAGTTACAAACTGAAGTACATTGAAAAATTAACTCCTATCGTATTAGAAGCTTTGCCAGATAACTTAGAAATAGAAGGGGTAAGTACAGCTACCAATTCTAAATTCAATACAGAAAAGCTGGACAAAATAATTGATTTAGCTATAGGTCTAATTCTTAGAGATAGAGTTGTACCTAAATCAGAAGTTTAATTTTTAAAAAATACAACATGTATACAACAAAAAATTCATTAAAAACATTTATCAGTACACTATTGGAGCCTACGAACATAACAAATGTCTCGTTGCTACAGGAAGGTGAGCTAGGGTTTTTTGAAAAGGATACTGGAGATCTGATTTCTGATGGAATAGGTGAAGGGTTTTTTGCCCTAATGAAAAATAGTGAGGTATTACGTAGTGATATTCTTACATTTGCAGGCTATGCTGCAGCATTGAAATCTTACTCAGCTCCTACTTTAAAAAGTTCTACTATTACTATACCTTCAGCTACTGTTGGAGCTACATATGTACTTAATGTAGAAATTAAATTAGTAGGTATGAGCGGTGAATTCTTTTTAACTGCTTCTTATACTGCTGTTACTTCTGATAGTACAACAGATGTTGCAGCTGCTTTAGTAGCTAATTTAAATGCACAATTAGTTAGAGAAAAAAAGACTGATTATTTAACTGTATCTAATGCTTCTGCTGTTATAACTATTTCAAGTAAATTGAGAAGTTATGTACAAGGAAAATTACAAGGCAGACCAGCAGAATTTAATTCTAGGTTAACTTCTCCAGTTGATGAAGCTCTTTTAGAAACTGTTACTGTGGTAGCTAATGACGGAATTGGTTATGGGCCTTATATTGCGGAGAAGGAATACCTTGCACAAGGAGATTCAGATCATCATAGAGAAGTTGATTGGAGAAATAACTTTGAATGGACAGGTAATACTTTGGTAGCTGGTCAATATGATGTTGCAGTAATTTTACACGCAAATCAACAAAAGACAGCTAATGCTAGAGTAGATGCTCCACAGGAGCATATTATAGCATTTAATACAATTGGAGCTACTAATGCACCTATTATAGATGCGGCAGTTAATGGTGATACTACTGTTACAGGTATCGCATTTCCAGGTTCTACTGTGGTTTTGTCTGTAGATGGTTCTCCTGAAACTGGTGTATCAGCTCATGGAACTACTGGTGTATATACTGTAACTGTAACTGTAGCTACAGATGAAGTTCTAACAGCAGTAGCGACTGCTACAGGATTAGCACCAAGTATTACTTCAAATGCTGTTACTGTAACTGCTACGTAATAAATAAAAATACATAAGCTCAAAAACGAAGGGGTTAGGATTTGATTCCTAACCCTTTTTTTATTAATTTTACACTATGATACAAATAACTACATTTACACTATCCAGTGATTTTCAAACTATGAGTATAGTAATTGATGCTGGTGTTGGAGAAACAGTAACTGAATTATTGTTTTATGTAGGTTCTGCCTATCTTAGCAGTACTTCCATAGACTTATCTAGTAGATTATCTGGAATTCAAGTTGAAGACCTTACTATAACTAAAGGAGAATTAGGAATAACTGATGATGTTATTGACGGTATTATAACAGCTAATACAACTGCATCTGATACTACAACAGTAGAAATCAGTTTATTAAATTCTTATTATACTAGTTTATGTATAGCCAGAAAAATAGCTACAGAAGATACTCAAGGGAGCTTTAAGGAGATAGAAGTTTTATTCTTCTTATTGGAAGCTACAAAAACTTATATAAGTTCGGGATTTACAGAGCAAGCTCTGAATACTTTTGAAAGAGTGCAAGCTATGTGCGAGAATTATAAAGATTACATGGTAGTAACTGACTTACCAGAATGTTCTGTAGGTTCTGGCTGTTGGATTATAAATGGAAAATATGTAATACATTAAATATGTTACTAGACTATAAAATATCTTATATATTATCAAAAGAAAGTGTTATAAATAATTTGATACACTCCAAGTTGTCTAAAAAATTAAGTATAGATGGAGATGCTGAAATATCGTATATAGTTATTATTAAAGCTATAATGCAATTATTAACTGCCGATATATTAACTTATAATTTAAAATTAGAGTTATATAAAAAGTTACTGCATCTTCTTAGATTTTTTGACTTGATATTTAGAATACCAGATCCGGTAACTGCTAGTACTAACCCTGTTTTATATTGGGGAGCAGGAGACGCTGGATTAAATGTAGCTCAGTTACAAGGACTTACTACAGATCAAAGCGAATTTCTTACAGAGATAGCTTTTACATATACATTAACAGAACAAGTTTATTACTTCTGCTACCCTGCGGATAAAGGCGATTTAAGTTCTATTTTAGATAATAACCAATTTGAGACTCTTCCAGGATGGACTAAAAGAACTGAGTCATTTGTATTTGCAGGGTTATCTAATGTTAGTTATAATGTATATGAGTTTAATAACATCACTACACAAACTAGTTTTACTAATACTTTTAAATTATAAATTATGGCTGGCGTAGGTGACATAAATATATCCTCGAATTTTGAATTAGATAGTCAGAGACCTTCAGAAGCTAAATATCTTAAGGCTGACATAACTGCTAGAGATGCTTCTCCACTAGTACAAAGATATGATGGCTATCCAGTATATATAGAAAGCACTAAAGAAACTTATAAATTAATATTAGGTACTGTAGATAGTGATTTAGCTAATAATTTAAACTGGGTAAATGTTACTCTTATTCCTGGAGTTACTAATATCAGTAACTTTGTTAATGATTTAAATTACACAGTTGAAGGAGCTAATATTAGCGTATTTACTAACGATGCAGGATATCTTACTTCTTTTACCGAGTCTGATCCTATATTTGTAACTTCTCCTGCGAACGGTATAACATCTGGGGATATAGTTAATTGGGATATAGCGTTTGGCTGGGGTAATCATGCATCTAAAGGTTATCTAACTACAGAAACAGATCCTACAGTACCAAGTCATGTAAAATCTATTACAACCGGTAATATAACTGATTGGGGAACTGCTTATACGCATTCTCAAGTAACTACTGGTAATCCACATAATTTAGATTCTGGAGATGTTAATTCGGAGCCGGTTATTTCACCTAAAAATTCAGCTTTTAATAAAGATTTTGGTAGTGGGACTACAGATGTTGCACGAGGAGATCATGTTCATACTGAGTATATAAATAATTATTTTTCTAGTGCAATTACTCTAGTTAATGTACCAGGTACAGTTACAAATAATTCCATAGTAGAAAGGATGAATTTTGGGAATCCTGTTACTGATAACGAACTAGTTGTTTTAAGATTTAATTTCTCTAGTGGTACTACATTTGCATTAACTAATGGAATGCAGATAGGCAGTGTAGTAGGAGGATTTATCCCCTCTATAGAAGTAATAGCTAGTGGTACATTTCAGTTTTCAGGGGCACCTGCCCCGTGGAGATTTCGTATAGCTACTGATGGAAGAATCTATATTATTGCTGCAAATAGCCCAAATGCTGGAGCTAATGGAATTATTGCTGGGTTAGCAGTATACTATAAATCATAATATAATATATAATAAAATGGGACAACAAGGAAAAATAAAACCAGGAGGTTTAGAAGGTAGGGAAGAATTTACAATTACTGACATAGATGGAATAACTTATATAGCTACAGCTCAAAAGATAGCTAATTTAGCGCCAGGAGTATCTGATATACTAACAATACCTACAACTGAAACAAATACTGATTTAGTATTAAAACCTGATGGAGCTGGAGGATTAGTATTTGGAGTAGATGTTGGTATAGTATTAACTAATGGAGAGGGTACTACTGCTAATGGAAGTGCTGTTGATTTAGGAGGAACAGCAACATCAGATGTAACTTTAGCATTGGGAACGAATGACTTTATTTTTAATACAAGTGGGGGTCAAGCTAATGGTACTACTATCAGTAATAGTGGGATAGTTATTGATAATAGTGCGAATGACATTCTTATAGGACTAAATTCTGGAAGTTTAAATTTGATCGATACAAATGATGGTTCAGAATTTTATATATCCAGACCTAGTACTGGAGTAGTAAGAATTACATGTGATGCTACTAATTTTGCTGGTTTACAATATAATGCTGATTATTCTACAGATTTTGTAGCTCTCTCAATTGTAAACAAAGCTTATTCTGATTCTTACTTCACAGGAGCATTAACAGATGGTACACCTACTAATGCTGAAATAATAGCTATATTAGGTACTGCTGCTTCAAGAGGTGCTGGATATAAAGCTGTAATAAAAGATTCTGATGGAACAGGATTAACTTACCATATAACATGTGATGGAACTAATTACTACTATACAATAAGCATTCAAGCAGCATAACTATAAAAACTAACAGATGGCTACTCAAGAATACGGTAAAATAATAAAAGGTAAGAAGAAAATAGGTGGTATAGAAGGTTATGAAGAAGTTACCTTTCAAGACGATGACGGTTTGGTTTATATAGCTACTATAGATGAATTTGTAACAGCAGCTATGCATGAATCAGATCCAATATTTATAGCTAGTCCTGCTTTTAATATTACATTAGTAGAAATAATTAATTGGAACACTGCCTATGGATGGGGAGACCATGTTGATTTATATTCTTTACTTGGACATACTCACATAGCTTCTAATATAACAGATTTTGATTCTGCTGTAGCTGCTAATTCTGCTGTAGTTTTAAATACTGCTAAGATTACTAATGCTATACATACTGGTGATGTAACAGGTTCCTCCTTACTTACAATACAACCTGATGTTGTAACATATGATAAAATACAAGATATGACTATTCAAGGGTTACTTGGTACTTTTACTAGTGCTGGAACTGTTGAAGAATTAAGTGTTTTACCTAGTAATGTGATGAGTAATATAAATATAACTGCTTCCCAGATAAGTAATTATACGAGTACATTAGCTGGAACTACAAACACTACTATCTTTACTCCTACTGCTGACTATCATGTAGGGACAAAGAAATATATAGATGATTCTGTAGCTGCCATTGAAGCCTATAAAATAAATTCTACATCAGGAAATTCTTTTGCTTCATTTGAACCGGATGGTACTAATGAATATTTAACTGTTAAAGGTACAGATAGCAATTTAATTGCAGAGTTTCTGGATATTTCGGATAATCAAATATTTACTATTGCTAATACAGGGGCAATTACAAGTACGCCATTACATACAAATATAGTAACCAGTAATGTTAATTATTTAGATATTACGGGTAGTGCTACAACAGATGCTGTAATTATAGCAGCAGAAGGTACTGATACTGATATAGATTTAGACATTAAGAGTAAAGGAGTTGGATCAGTTAATATTTATGTACCAGCAGCTATATCAAATTCTGTTTTATTAAATGTAGGAAGTAATTTAAAAGCAACAGCTTTTCAAGTTGATGAAGATGGCGATGTTAGAATGATAGCTGGAGGAATGTATATAGAAGCATTTGCTGGTGCCTATCCATCATTACGTTCGACAAGTAATAATGGCATTACTTTTAATGTAAGTGCAGCATCATTTCCTAATTCCGGTGCTAATAGAAAAGCACCGTATCAATTTTATTCCTCAAGTGGCGGTAAATTAACAAGCACTACTGCGGAACAATCATGGATTTCAGTTGAAGCAGGAATTAATCAAAGTGGAATAGCCGCATATAATGGGTTAAAGATTGATGTTACTGAAACAGCATTGGGAGATGGGAGTTCTGGGGATGGAAATAATTTATTAAATTTAGCTGTTGGAGGAACTAGTTTATTTAGAATATCCAATACAGGATATATCGATCTCGCATTATTAGATCCTATACCTAGTCACTCCGAAGGTAGATATTTCTATGATAAGATGAATCATGCTATGACTATTTATAGTGATATTTCAGATACTTCTTTACAAGTAGGACACGAGCAATGGTTTAGAGCTTATAATAATAGTGGCGGTCAACTAGATAATGGTAGTTTTATATATATTAGTGGGGAAATAGAAATAGATTTAGGCTATGGTTTAGAATGGGTTCCAACTGTAGCATATGCTATAGCTAATGATGCTACAAAAGCTCTTGGAATAATAGGTTCAGTTACTCATAATGTCTTAAACAACAATCCTTGTATAATAACTACTTCAGGTAAAGTTAGAGATTTTGATACTTCTGGCATGGTAGCAGGAACAACTGCTTATTTATCGGCAACTATTCCTGGGTTCTATCAAGATACACCACCACCTTCCCCCAACTATGTTATAAAAGTTGGGCAGGTTTCTCATTCACATGCAACTGAGGGTACCGGAGAAGTATTATTGCAAACTGGTACTAATACACAAGATGTTATAAAAATATTTAATGGTGCTATATTAGAAGATCATGCTGTAACTGTAACTTCTGATAGTGCTGATGTAACTTTAACTTTGGATAATGCTGACGCAGTAAATGATTTATCCCTATTTTTTAATGGGGTGTTTTATGTATTTACTGCTCCAGCTAGTATAATATTGACTGCTGGTAGTGACAGTGCTCCAACAGAAAATTATATATATATACCTGAAAGTACAAGGGTATTAACTGTAAGCACAGTGGGTTGGCCAGGAGGTCAATATGTCGCAGTAGCCACTGTAGTAGTACAAAGTGCTACAGGAGTACAAAATGATGGTGCGTATAAAGTACATGCATGGACAGATCACTTAGCTGATTCGAGTAATGGGGGGCATTTAGCTCATTTAAATAAATGGATACGAAATAGACCTGTATCATGGGATAGCGGTGTAGCACAAACTACAACCATAGTAATTAATGGGGGAGCTATAGATAATGTATATTTTGCTACTACTTCTGGTAGTGCTTATCAATTACACAACCATGCTTTTCCTGCATTAGATATGCAAACAGGAACACCTATTTGGGTTGTAAATGATTTTACAACAAAATATGATAGAATAACAGATTTAAGTATAATAGATACTGATTCTACAGGAGCGACTTTAAGATCTAATAATACATATTACTCTATATTTGTATGGGGTGCTGTGAATGAAGATGCCACAGATTGTAAATATTTTTGTAATGCACCTTCAGGATTTTATACTAATGAGACAAGTGCTATATCAGATATTTCTGACTACACGGATCAAACTATCCCCAGAGAATATAGAGGCGTAGGATTTCCTATAGCAAGAATAGTATTAAGGTATCAAACAGGCGCATCAGGAACCTTTACAGAAATATTAACAGAAAATTTATTAGACTCTCTTGGTGGTGGAGGAGGTAGTGCTATAGCTGATGTGGAACATCCGGATAATTTATTTAGAGTATTTAATGTTCTAGATAATACAAAAGAATTAGCTTTTGACGTTAGTGGGCTCACTACTGCAACTACAAGAACTTTAGCTATTCAAGATATTGATGGTACAGTTGCTTTAATTACAGATGCAAATAAAGTAAAGGTAACTGTAGATGATACTAATAGTTCATATTTAGCTGGGTCTATAGCTGAAGGTGTTGGTATCAAAGGAACTGTTTTAAACCCTGCTGCAAATGAATCTTTAGAAATAGCTATAGATTCCACTTATGTATTTAAATCTAGTGTAGGTACAGAAAATTGGTTTTTTGGTAATGCGGGTCAAAATGATAATTTCACTGGTAGTTATAATATAGGTATAGGTAATCTTGCTTTAGATCCTACAGTTACAGCGTCTGTAACACAAACAATTGCCATTGGTACAAATACACTTAGTAAACTAGTTACTGGTACAAGTGTAGTTGGATTAGGTACTTGGATTGCGTCAAATGCTACAGACATATCTGAAACAGTCTTGATAGGTACTGGAACAGGAAATAGTTTATCTACTGGTCATTCTGGCGATATATTTATAGGTCATAATGCTGGCTGGTTTGAAACTGGAAGTGATAAATTACTTATTTCTTCTTTAACTAGTATTGAACAAGTAGATGAAGCTACTGCAAGGACTAAAGCATTGATTTATGGAGTTAATGATACAGCTACCGCAAATCAAATATTAGCATTTAATGCAAAGGTTGGAATTGGAATTATTTCTCCTGATGCTTTATTAAGTCTTGCACCCGCAGCTAGTGTTGAGGGGGAGGCCATTAGACTTAATAGAAATACAGACGGGTTTAGATTTAACTCGATTATGAATCTTAGTACAACTTCCACAAACTCGTATATTAAATTTAATATACATGATGGGGTTACAGATAGCTCACAAGCTGAAGTAATGATTTTAAAAGGGGATGGAAATGTTGGAATTAATAACAATTCTCCAGGAAGTAAATTGTCTGTAGTAGGATTACCAACTTCAAATGGGAGTTTAAGTACTGGAGATTTCTTTACTCAAACAGCCACTGAACTAGGTGGTTCTGGAACTACTAAAGTTGTATGTGTTGTTTAATATAAATTATATGAAAAAATTAAGTGTATTAATAATATTAAGTTTGTTTATGGCTTATGTAAATGCACAAAAGAAATTTGAACTTGTATTTACAGCAGACCAATATAAACATTTCGGTGCTGGAGTAGTTATATCTGCTACCGGTAATTGTGTAACTTATATAGTTCTTAATAGATTTGCAGATGGTATGTCATTACGAAAACGTAAAATGCTTGCTGCCGGAACTGGTTTCGTAGGAGGAATTTTAGCAGCAATTCTAAAAGAAATTTTTGATAAAATAAATGGAGGTAGATTTAATCCTGATGATATGGCCTACACAATAGTTGGAAGTACTACTGGAGTTGCTGGTTTCTCTTTAGGGATAAGATCTCATGAGCCTAATCAAGAATGGAAGTTGAAAAAATTAGAAGAGGAAGATATTTATCAAGCATATCATTTACCTTTAATGAAAAAATAACTATATTTGTAAATAATTAATTTAAAATAAAAACAAAATGGCAGGAAAAGAACAGAAAACTTTAGACATTAATAATCCTCAACATGCGTTACAATTTTTAGGATTATTTATTGAGTCGGATGATATTACCTTAACTGGTAAAGCATTTAAAATGTTTCATTCAGCAATGTATTCTTTAAATAATGCTCTGATAAAAATGGCAGGATTAGAAGAACAAGTAAAAAAGCACCAACTGCAGTTAAAATCTTTTGAGAGTGTTGAAGCAGAAACAGTTGAAGTGGCAAAATCTAAATCTTCACTCAAGAAGATATAAAACTTTAAATCCTAGAAATTGGGAAGAATTAGCTTATGGATTACATAGCAATTTATTAAATCCAAATGCTAATACAGAAGTGATAAAAAAAAGCGAAGAGAGGTGTGAGCCTACTCTTCTTGAATTATTTAGAGATTGAGAACTTCGTCACCATAAGTTTTCAATCTTTTTATTTGATTATACAGAGGTAATTGTGATTCAAATAATACTGCCCCTTTATCTCTATCAACATTTCTACCTCTCATATATAAATGATTATTAGGATCATCGTCTAATCTTACTCCAATATAGTCTACCAACTTCACAAAATCTGTAAGTAAATTAGCTGCTGCAGTTGGATTAGATATAAATTGCTTCCACTCTTTTGGATTTAGATAAAAAGAAACCTCGTTAAATAATCTCTTACTCATATTCATAGCATAATATTGAGCTGCATTTGCTTTCTTGCAAGACTTATCATCTCCACATATTGCAAATTTAATAAGATTATATGCTACATATAATGCAGCAACACCGGCAAGTTCTAATAAGTTAACTCTCATATTAGCAGCATCTACTTCACTTAGTTTATTATTCTTGTAGTCAGAATAACCTTTTCTAAAATTTAATTTATACTTCTTAAATAATTCAACCACAGTTCTATATCTACCTTTAGTTGTCATACCTCTAATATAATCAAATCTTTCTTTTGCTACTCTGTCTTGTATAGCTTCAAATACCCACATTTTATACATACCTAAAGATTTACCAGCTAGAGATTTTTTTAATAATAATGGGTTAGAGTAATCTCCAAATATCTCCTCTACCTGAGATTTGATTCTTGATACCACATCTACTACGGCTTCTTTACCTTTTCTATTTCCTATACCCCAATCTTCTGTAAGTACTCCTTGGTCAGATATAGCTTCCCATAAAGATAAAGTCTCACCAGTCTTCGAATTAGTAACTTTTTGACGTAGCATCATCGCTATCATTAC